AAAAACGTACCGATAGATTTAATTTGATTCATCTTACTAATTAAAAGGTTCTTAACTCTTTGTAGTGTAACGTAACTTGCGATTGCAAAGTAAATATCGTTTTCGTTACTATCAATAAATCTTAAACCATCGTTTTTTATCATCTCGTATTTCTTTTTAGCATTTGCTGTTTTCTTACTTGACATCTCATCATCTAATACAGACGCATAGTATTTTCTAAAATCAGATTGTAGAGTTTTAACATTAGCAATAGTCTGACCATCTCTTATTTTTGTATTGAAAAATATTTTAAGTCTAGCACCTACAGATAATAAATTTGTCTGTCTTCTTAATAGTTCTAATATTCTTTTACCTTTACCCAATGATCCCGTAGCCATTCTTAACATACTATCATATTGGTCACTTTCAGTTGTTGTAAATGTAGCAACACCTGAGGTGTCTTTGTATGAAGCGTCATCATAAAATACTGATGGCGTCTTTGCAAAACTATTTACATTGACGCCAAAGCTTGCTTTTAAATTAGCCATTTTTCTGCCATTGTAAGTAGTGTGAAAAATGATACCTAGTTTAGCTCTCATAATTTTTTTAGCAAGGTCAGTATTTTCTGGTACTGCATAAGTTATAGTATTAGGTGTAAATGAAAGAGCATCCTCACCTCGTATAGATACCTTTTTAATATCTTTTGGTGTAAATAACAAGTCGCCTTGTACAACACCTCTTATGCCAAGTTTTGGTAGTTCTTTTAAACAAATAGATAATTTATCTACCAAACCACCAGAGTGATTTCTTCTAATGTCTGATTGTGTGTAATTGATTTTAGGAGTTACGTTGAATATAGATTTTGATCCGACAAAGAATTTGCCGTTTTCAGGATTAACACCACAGAATACAGCAGGTGCACCATCCCATTTAACAGATAGATTTAATTTTCTACGTGATGATCCTACTAGCATGTTTCTTATTGATTTAAGAAACTCAATAGCGTTGATACCACCTTGATATCCGTTATTAATAATTTCGTCTTCTAAATGTTCTAAATGAGTATTTTTTGCCTCATTAAGATATTGTTTAAAACTATACATATTTCTCCACTATATCCATTATATCAAAATTTTTGCCTAAAGTCAAGCAAAAAATATCACTAATTCCATTAATAAATCACTACTTACAATACTATTTATACTATTTTGCGATTACAAACCTTGATGATAGAGGGGACCTTGATGAAGCGATCTGAAACATTAATCTAACTAACTTATTTGCCTTGCTTTTAGGACCTTTGCTGTTAGTATTAAACCATTCTTTAATGATAGGCATAATTTCATTTATGATATTTGTAGCACTTGCAATTGCAAGATAATGATCGTACTTGTTTTTATCGCCTTTTTTAGGGTTAACTGATTTTCTTAATATTTCTTTATCTTTTAAATACATTGTTTTTAATCTAGCAAATTCTTTTACACCTTTACCACCATATCTACCACCTACTTGATAACCTCTTAAAAATTTATCAGCAGCATTCTTGTCTATTGTTGACCATAGGCTGTGCATTGCTTTCTCTGAAGCGATTGAGCCACCTTTTGCGGGATCACCTTTCATAATAATTTCTATTACAAGTCTACCATTTGCACTACTGCCTGATGGATCATGTCTGATTTTAATTATACCTTCTTTATCCTCAGCGGTAAGTTGTATTTGTATATCTCTTGTAACTGTCTTTGCACCACCCTCTCTTAACTTTTCAAACGACAGTTCAGGTGTTCTCGCTAACATTCTATATGGTTGCCAGTCTGTTGTACCTTTAAACATAACTGATTTTAACACTTCATCCTTTGCAGCTGCAACAAAATTTACTTTAACTAGTCTCGCACTATTTTTAGTTTTCTTTAGTGACAATGGTAACAATGCACCTTTATCCATAAGTTCTTTTATTTTTTCATTTAGATAATCAAAACTATAAGATAATGGATCTTGTTTTGCTTCTTTTAATTCCTTCAATATACCTTCTTCACCTTGTTTATTTGCTAGATATATGTCCGCAGGATTCCATTTATTAATATCTGTGAAACCTATAAACCCGCCTACGTTTTTTTTTGCTTCTTGTGTAGGTTTAGATTTAGTTGCTATAGACCACAACTCTTGTATATCTCTCATTACACCCACTTTACCTCGTAGGTAAAAGTAATCTCTTTTTTTCTTTGCAATATTATAATCTTTATCTATATTCTTTAAATCTTTAACTAATGTCTTAGCAATAGTAATAGAAGATTGATACCAACCATTTTTAGTTTGAGATAAAAATTCAAAGATTTCTTTTGCAGGAGCGTCAACGTCAACGCCTTTCATAGCAGCTTCTAAATCTTTTCTCTCATTATTTGCAAAACTATCAAACGTAGGATAGGTTTTTATATTAAGTTTTTGTTGTGCTTTAGATTCACCTACATAATCTGCATAAGCACAGAATATTGCTTGAGCACTTTCAGCTAATGTTGTTACGTCTGCCATGTAGCTATTTATCTACTATAACTACTCTTACCTCTATCCAATATTCTTTCATTCTCATCTCTACAATCAAAGAACGGTGGGAAACCAAAGATACCAAATGTTTTATTTTTATTTTGAAACTTGACAAGTTCCTTTATATCTTCTTCAAAAAAAGACTCTTTTATTACCAACTTACTTGGCATTTCAACAGCCCGCCAAAGTATTTCATTCTTTACCTTTACCATTTCTGTTTTATAGTAAATTGATGGCTTTCTTTTTCTTACAGTCTCTTTTGAGTTTAACTTTTTTATTTTCATATTTTAAATCCTGAAAATTTATCATAAATTTCAGTTGGTTGAGGTCCTGATGGACTTTCTAGTTTTTCTTTTGTCTCTTGGTTACTGTCAACTATCTGTTGAGCTGATTGTTCAACATCATATAGTCTCATCTTACTTCTATCAACACCAATAATAAAGGCACGATTAACAGCAGGATCATTGTAACGATTTTTTAACTGTTTAACTTTAATTTGATTTAGTTCCTCAAGTTCTTCATTAGATATAAGAGCAAACATAAAGTCAGCAGTTGCAGGAAGACCAAAACTTTCAGATGTATCTTCTAAACCTACGTCACTTGACATGTAACCAGTTCTAGTTGTTTGAGTAGCAGACACAATAGGAACGTTGTATTGTACAGCAAGACCCCTCAATTCTTCAGCAATTGCTTTAATTAAAAAGTAAGATGATATATTACCGCCTTTAAAACGACTACTTGTACATATATTTAAGTAGTCAATGAATACTATATCAGGTTTAAATGATTTTTTTAATGATAGTTCATCAAGTAAACCTTTAAAATGTCCTGAATGAGCAGACGCAGTGGGGTATTCTTTTATGATTAATTGACCATTAACTTTATTTTGCATCTTATTGATCTTATCGTCATAATATTTTTTAGGCATATCATAAAGTTCATCAATAGTTACATCTAATAAATTAGCGTCAATTCTTTCAGCAATTCTTTCTTCAGCCATCTCTAAAGTAATATATAAAACATTACGACCTTGTGTAATAGCAGCTGCAGCCATATGACACATAAACAAAGATTTACCAACGCCTGTACCTGCAAGTGCTACATTTAAAGTCTTAGGTGGAAGACCACCTTTTGTTATACGATTAAAATATTGTAAATCAAACTTTAGTCGTTCTTCAGTTCTATGATAGTATTCAAATCGATCATCCGTTTGATTTAGATAATCATGTCCAATATGAGAATCAAAACTAACAGCAAGAGCTTCACTAAGAATGCTCGGTATCGCCTCCGGAGTATGTCGTTTATCTTTGCCATCTATAATTTGTATTCCTTTTAGTACAGCATTATATACAGCACGTTCTTTACAAAACTTTTCAGTTGTATCTAACAGCCACTGTTGATCTATATTAGACTCATTATTTAATGTATTCAAAACTTCTTTTGATTGTTTAAATTCTTCCTCGGTAATATTTTTTAGATTTGATAACTCAATTATTAAGGCTTCTTTTGTAGGAAGATTATTATATTTTTCTATAAAGGTATTTATCTGTTTAAAGATAGTTATTTCCACTCTATCTTTAAAAAATTCTTCTTTTAAAAAAGGTACAACTTTACGGGCAAATTCTTCATTGTGAAGAAGATTAGTTAAGATTGTTATTTCAAATTTTTCATTTAAAGTTGATGGTGCCATTTTCTAATTGTTCCTCTATTACATCTATTAATATATCACCAATGTACTGTCTAAATTCTTCACTTTGTACATCAACGTCATTAGGGTTTTTTTTAATATCATAAGTAAATTTTAATGGTAATCTTCCTTCAGAATTTTGTTCAGAAGCAAATTTAACATTTGTATATGAATAGATTATATCAGAATATGGTTCATTTGTCAACTTAATGCAGCTAAAATCATCTGCATCTCTTTGAGCAAAAACATATTTTTTTTTATTCTGCCCCATAGAGGAATTCTTTTTTGGCTGCTTCGTCAATTTGAGCGAGAACATCTTTAGTAAAGAATTTATCAGGTTCATTATTAATTGTTTTAGCATATTGTTTTGATCCGTCAGGTAGTTCTATTCTTGTAGAGACAGATTTAAATATATTGTGTTTGATAGCGAGTTCTAATAACCCATAATACTTATCAAGGCCATCTTTATATGTTAATCTTACATCAATTAAAGCATTTTCTTTTGTCAACCTTGACTTGTAATTCTTACAATGAATAATATTACCAATGACTTCTTTGCCATCTTTCTCTTTACGTTTAGATAGATACACGATATTACTTGCAGCGTATTTAAGGCCTGAACCACCACCCATCTCCTTTTGAGGAAACATAGAACCAATTACATCATATGTATGATTGGTCATAATCATAGGTACTTTTGCTTTGCCAAGTTTTAAAGTCAATACTCTAAATGCAGCTTTTACAATCTGCGATCTAGTCATATCTCTAGTTTCTTTACCTTCGGCAGTATCTTCCATCTCTTTTGTAGTAGATAACATTCCTAAACTATCTAATACAAACATTAAAGGTTTTCTAGTCTTTTCGTTTTGTTCTATATATTTGTCAATCACTTTAATTGATTGATGTCTAAACTCTTGTACTGTGGCAACTGGTACAATAACCATTCTGCTACTGTCTATACCACGACTTTCAACTAAATCTTTTGTTAACGCACTTTCTGATTCAAAGTAAATCACACCTGCGTCTTTGTTTTTTTCTAAAAATGCTTTTACTATTCCTAATGCAAAGAAAGTTTTACCTGTTGCAGCTTCACCTGCAATTGCTGTAATCTTATTTGATGGCATACCACCATAGATTGATCCTGATAGTAAAGCATTGAAGGCAAGGGAACCTGTATCAATAAAGGAATCAACATCACCAGCTTCTACACCTTCACTCACTAGTGTTGCATATTCATTACCTGTTTCTTTGATTATATCTTTTAAAAAATCACTCATTCAATTGTCTCCTTTATATATCTGTTCTAACTATATGTTTTCTTACTGCTCTAACTAATTCTTCTATCTTGTCTATACAAGCAATTAAATCTTTATCAGTAATGTAATGTTGTTTTTCTCTTAATTTATCATATTCTTTTAAAGATATTTGTACCATAGGTGATGGTGCTGGTGCTTCATTCTCAAAAGATTTATCTACTGATTTATCATCTGTCATTTTGTATTATTTCCTTATCAATTTTTATGTCTTATTATATCAAAATTATTCAACTTTGTCAAGCGTCAAATACATTACCTTTTACAGTTTGTCCTGGTTTTGCTCTTAATACAACTTTTTTATCCTCTTTATTTTTTATAGGTTCACCTTCCCACTCGAATCTATATTTTTCATTTTTAGGTATCCAATGTTCTTTTGGTTCTTCTAAATCTTCGGTTGTAATATCTTTCCATACGTGATCAAACATTTGATCGTTTGTCATTTGACCATCATTATCAAAAAATTTACCAGACATTGGTTTTAATGAATTTTGTAATCTCTCTCTATTATATTCTAATAGTCTTTGGTGGTCCCAATATTCTTTTAAATCTGCATATGATTGTTTTGTAATAGCCATATTCATATTTATTATTTAACCTTACAGTATCTTTGACATTGAGGACATCTTGCACTACACAAGTTTGTTATTGCTACATCTACTACCGACATTAAAACAAAGTTGCCTTTCTACTGTGTCTAAAGTAATCTAATCTTTCTTTTGAAAAGCACCAAACATTTTCAATATATATTCTATTCATAAACTCAGCCTTTTCTTCTTCACTTTCAAATAGTTTATCTGATTTAGGCCTTTGCATTATTCTCATTCCTATTTGTCCTACAAAATGTTCTTTTAAACTATCAACTAATTCATCACTTGAATAATATCTTTTACCTTTTATATTAGGATCCATTATATTAACAAACATATGTTTTGATCTTTCAAAACTCTTTTTTGCGACAGGCAGATAGAAATCATCACGCCATTTAGAATACTCATCAAACTTAAACCATGATTGATTTTCTTCTTTCTCACCACCCTCATTATATCTTTCAGTAGAAAAGTATGGTGGACTTGTAAATGCACAATCTATATCATCTATTTTATCCCATGGTAAGTCTTCAGCGCCACAATTATAGATAGTTACTTTTTTAGGTTTAGATAAGAAACTGTTATATGTTTCAACTTGTTTTAAATATTGTTTGTATGTATTAGGATTAGGATCACAACCGATATATTCTTCAGCATCACTAGCAAAAAAACCTGCAAGTCTATCACCCCAACCACATGATGTATCTAATACTCTTTTGGCATTTGTCATCTGATAGATTGTCTTTGCTACATTTGGTTTAAATTGTGTTGCGATATACGTACCTAATCTAAATGCTGACATGTAACTCTTATCATCTAATCTACCACCCCGTAGTTCTTCTTTGCCATCTACCATTACAGGTTTCATGTTATTAATTCCTCGCCAAATAGGACCAAGGCAACGCCATATATCTTTTGCTGTACCATTTTTCCACACATCCAACGGAGCTTTAAAACCAAAACTACTACAATTCAATCTTAAATATTGATGAAAATAATTTGATACGTCATTGTAAATGGACGGCGCATCTATAATCCCTAAACCATGTTCTTTAAAATTATATTTGTAATCGTCATATTTTTCTTTTACATTTTTCTCTAATTGTTCTAATGGTTTTACATATTGCCATACATCTTGTTTTTGTAGACTTTTAAATGCTTGTCGCATTACTTCATAAGATATTTGTTTTAAAGGAAAGATAGGTCTATGTTTAGCAATATAATCTGCTAAATCTAATCTAAACTGTTCTTTGCCTATATCGTTTGTTACACGTTCAAACGTTTGTTGATCCATTATAGGCAATTTGCCATTGTACTTATTCAAATAATCACTCATTATTCCACCTTATTAATAACCATATTATAAAAGAATATATAAGTATAACATAAAATATTGATAAAGTCAATTCCATACTAAAATTTATCTGTTTGATTTCCCCAGCTATCCCAACCAACTCTTTGTGTTCTAGCAAAGAGTTCTATATAAGGTCCTTCTAATAAGTTCTCAATATGATTATACATTATATCAGGTTTTCTACTATGTTCTCTACGTTGTTCTACAACTAATTGTGGTACTGATTTACTAATTCTTTTAGGTTTACCTTTTGTTGCCAATAAGCACATTTCGGGATTACCTCTTGTCCAATATCCTAAACCTGTAAAGAATCCTGGTTTTGTTTTATTAGTTTTTGCCCAAGTAAAAGCTACAGTTTTATACTTAAATCCCCATGCATTTATAACCTCAAAGGCTTTGTCTAACAAAGGATCTATAACCCACATCAATAAAACCGAATTATCATTTGATATGCTACTCACATTCATATTACATATATCTTTAAAATTCATAACGCTATAATGTTTTTCAGGACTTCTATCTTTACCCTTGTCTGAATATGTCTTAAATGACCACGGTGGATCAGCATATATCACATTATACTTTTTGTCAATGTCCATAATAATAATATTGTAATTAAAAATCTAGGTATACTCCAGTCTGTTTTAATTGCTAAAATACCTCCTGTAGCATAGCCCCAATGTGCCATGACCATAACTAGAAAAAAATCTATCATTCAAAGAAACTTTCAAGTGTGGCCTCTCGTTCAAGTTTCCATCCAATTGAATCTAATATAAATTTTAGTGGATCAGTAAAAGACTTTTGAAATTGCATATCGTAATCAATATACTTATGTAAATCAAATTCATATGGTATCTTTGTAGAAAAAGAAATAACAGTATCTTTAACCGTATTGGGTTGTTTTAACATTAGGAATTTAATCTTATCACCTTCTTTAATTAATGGATATTTTCTTTCAAGTTTGTTTTTATGTATAAAGTGATTATATATCAAAGCACCTTTTACATGTATAGGAGTTCCTTTGTTGTACATACTTGACGAGTTAGTATATTTACTAAGGTTATTGCATGATCTAGGAAACGCAATTTCTTCAGGCGATAATGTATTAAATACGTCTTTAAAACTATTTACAAATTTTACAACTGTATCCTCATTATCATTCATAATAAGACGAATAGCTTGTTTAATCTTACTTCTACACACTTCAGGTGTAGAGGACTTGACAGCTTCAACACCCATAATTTTCAGTTTAGGTGTATCATAAACGACACCTTCTTCATCAAATACATTCATCATGTATCTTTTTTTAGCAATCCATATACCCTTGTTAGCAATTGCTTCTCGTTTCATAATCATTTTCTGATCATATGCATTTACATATTTAGCAAGATTTTCAAAACTATTATCAATAACTTTTTGTATCTTTTGTTCGGATACTTTATTTAAAAAACCTACAATCTGTTTATCCGTTTTATCTTTACATACCTTTTCGACTAACTGACTAAGCCTTAAATAGATTGAATCTGTATCAGAAGCAACAACATAATTTACATTGGTTGTACTTAGAGTTTTATTCATAAATTTATTTACATCTCTTTCAACCCAACGAATAGACAACTGACCACCTAGTGTTATTGCCTCTGCCTGTTTAACATCAAAGTATCTAAAGTATTGATTGCCAATTGCACCGTAGGCAGAGTTAAGTGAAATCTTTTTTGCCATCTGAATATTATGACATCGAGCAATTTCATTTTCATAGATCGGATCTTTTGTTTTTTCAAATTCTTTTTTAGCTTGAATCGCTTTCTTCTTAAATACTACACGATCACTATACATTTTCTCCATCAACTCAGCAAGAAAACCTTGTTTGTCTTTTTTAAACATAGCACCATTAGGTGCAATAGTTACATTTTTTTTCTGGGCCCAAGTAAGATTAAATTTTTCATTTAAATAGTTTTCAACACCTACTGTTTGCGATTCAACACCAACAAATGTTTCAGGACTTATATTATATTGCATAATCAAATGTGGATACAAGCTGTTTAAATCAAACGATACGATCCATTCATGTAGTCCTAGTTGTGGGTCTTTTACATACGCACCTTCATATTGTGTATCCTTTTCATGGTCTTCTTTGGGTGGTATAATAATATTCTTTTTAAGTAGATGATTATAAATCAGTGTATCCCAACATCTTACTTGTGAATATACATCTGTATAATTTACTTTATAGTCATATGCCATAGTTAAACACAATTCAATCAATCGCATTTTATCTTCTAACCTATCAACCAATTCAACATCTTGTATATTATATTCTACAAATCTCTGATAGTCTTTCGTATAAAAATCTTTAAACGTTTCATAAGGATTTTCTAATTTTTGTTGACCCAATTCTACTTTAGCAATGTAATCAAGTTTATAACTTTCTTGTCTAACGTAAGTAAATTTTTTATATAAATCAAAATAATCTAAGATAGAAACACCTAGTATATTCCATATCTGATTGTTTTTATTCCCAACTTGTATTCTATCTGCGTTGACATAATTCCACGGTGACATTTTATTAATTGTATCATTATCAAACATATATCTCATTCGATTCATAAGATATGGTATGTCAAAAAATTTTACATTCCAACCAGTAACTATATCAGGATGATTTTTACACCAAAATTTTAAAAACTCTAATAATAAGTGTTTTTCATTTTGACATTTAATATATGTTGAGTTGGATTGTTTAGTAGTAAAGTCGCCAGTACCCCATGTTATAATTTGTTTATTACTATGATTTTTTACAGTAATACAAATAATAGTCTCTTTTGCAGTATCAGGATCTGGAAAGCCGTTCTCACACTCGGTTTCAATATCAAGTGTGAATATCTTTATGTAATTTTTATTCCATTTCATATCACCCCTGTATTCGTCAGCGATATACTGATAGTTATATCTATTCATACCATAGATTTTATATTCAGGCATGCCATTATATTCACTATAAAAATGTTTTGCCTTTGAAATAGAATCAAATCTTTTAGGCTTAAGATTTATGTTATCTAGTGTTTTAAATTGAGATTGTTCTTTTGTGGGTAAATATAGTTTAGGACTATAGTTAATACGACTCAAATACGATTGACCGTCAGCGACACCTCGGATAAGTAATTTACCTCTATGCTCAACTACGTTTGTATAAAAGGTGCTCGCCAAATTCATATAATATTATAACACAAAGACTTAGAAAAGTCAACTATGTGATAATTTTACTTTTAGGTGTAACTAACTGACCAGTATTTTGTTGATAAGCTGCTACCATATTATCATCTGGTGTTGTTTCAGCTACTATATTTGCCTTTTTAACATTAACAACTTCATCTTTTGTATATGGTATGTATGGATGAAATCCTATTTGCATTGGTTTACCAGGTTGACCTTGCATTGGAATCAATACAAAAGGTTTTTTAATTCCTTGATAAGTATCGTTTTCGTTTTCAGTGATTGGTGTACCAATCATATCCTCACCTGTGGTGAGTCTATATAATCTAATCATAATATACTCCTATAATATTAATTTTCAGTTTGTACTATTTCTTCAGTTTTTTCAACTTCTTCTTGTTTAGATTTACTTTCAGTGTTTTCTTTTTTACCAATATTATATTTAGCCTCTAAACTCCACTCTTTCTTTTCTTTAAATGCAATAATTTTTATTTGCGATAAAGGAGCTTTATTTTGTGCTTCTTCTGGTTTTAAGATTGTAAGTAAACCCCAATCCTGCATTAAAACAGAAATTGTATTCCTTCTTTGTATATCATTCTCAATTAAAGTAGATTTTTTGCCATCTAAAGCAAAAAGTTCTTTAAAATGAACAATGTAATATTTTCCTTGTTTATGCAAAATATGACATGATTGATATAGTTTTTTATCTTTTCTACTGGCTACACCTATCCGTGATAGTGTTTCTCTAATTTTTAAAAAATCATCTGGTTGCTTAATAGTAACTTCAAGCATTTGTTCAGGTGACCAACTGTAAGTCTCATTCATTATTTTTCTCTCCCACCTTTATCTAACTTATGTTTGATAAAGTCTAATTGTTTTTTGTCCAGTATGTCAAGGGCTACTTTTGCCTTTGTGTTGTTGTAACCATAATATTCTTTCACATACTCTAAATTTTTAGATTTAGACGCATTGGCCCATTTACCGCCAAACCTCTTTCTCTTACGAATACTATTTATCAAAAAATGAAACTGTAACCTATTGCTGATATAATGTCTCATGTTAACTTCATTTGCCATCATTATGGCGTCAACATGTTGAGATAAACAACGATTTATAACAAATGGTGGATACTTTTTTTCCCAAGTTAAATCGTCTCCATCAAGTAAGTCTACCTTAGACCAGTTGATGGCATTCAAATAATCACTTAATTTATATTCTATCATAATATACTTTCTGGTGCCGCTTCACGGATTTGAACCGCGGACCTACTGATTACAAATCAGTTGCTCTACCAACTGAGCTAAAACGGCTCTGGCTCCGAAGGCAGGACTCGAACCTGCGACCAATTGATTAACAGTCAACTGCTCTACCAACTGAGCTACTTCGGAATATTTCATTTATATTTTTTTTCGTGTTTTATATGACCTTTATGTGAACCCATATAGTAATCGCTTGGTTCATAATCCCATCTTTTACCATGATGACCTCTTATATCAGCATACCACATTCTTAACTTTACTATTAAAGTTCTCAATAATGTTCTTCTTGCCATTTTATCCTCTACTTAAATTTACATTCTGCCATGATCTGTGTCAGACACGCAACCATATTTATCTCATGGTCAGCTACAAAAGCTGATTTATATTGGTAATCAGCAATCGTTAACACAGCTGCAGGTATAGATTGTGGTTGTAGATTCTTATATAGTATATCGTAAATGCCACTGAATAGTGAAGAAGGATCTTTGTCAAGGTTTTCAATAACCCATTTTCTCATATCACCAAATCGTTTTTCTTTTAATAACTTGACTAACTCTTTATTATTCATATCTGACATTGATATAAGTATGCCACTATCAATTTTACCTCTTACGGAATATCTTTGTAATTCATTGATAGTTCTACGAAAGTCTGGATAATGTCTTTGTATTAATTCAGCAAGTACCTTTTTGTCAAATTCTATATTCTCATCTTTAAGAATAACACCTAATCTTTCCATAAATGCAGTGGCAGTTTTAATTTTTTGGCCATTTGTAATACGAAAGTCAATAACTGTACAACGACTATGCAATGCAGGTATGATTTTGTTTTTAAAATTGCAAGTAAAAATAAATCTACAATTTTTATAAAACGTTTCAATAAAATTACGTAATGCAGGTTGAACACTATCAGCGTTCATATAGTCTGCCTCATCTATAATAATAACTTTATGTGTACTTGATTCGTCTAGTGATACAGTGGACGCAAAGTTTTTGATTGTGGTACGTAAAGTATCAATATGTCTACCTTCATCTGAACCATTGATGATTAAGTAATCAGCACCTAGTTCTTCACACAAGGCACGAGCAACTGTTGTTTTACCCGTACCTGCTGTGCCTGAAAGAAGAAGATTTGGTATTTCTTTTTGAGAAAGAAATTTAGAAAAAGTATTCTTTAAATCTTCAGTTAAGATACATTCTGATATTTTTCGTGGACGGTATTTTTCAACCCATAGAAAATCTGACATATTACCACCTTAAAATGTTGAGTCAGCTTCTAAAGCAATCCAATACTGTACTTTAACCTTTTTGTTTATGAAGTGAGCAATCTTTGCCTTCGATAAAACAACTTCATATTCACCAGGAATAATTTTCATATTCTCGGCCTTAATATATGCAGTAAACTCTAAATCTGTTGCACCTACTGTAATTGATGATTCATTTGAGTTACTATTTTTTTTATCTAAAGCAACTAATTTGATCTTGCCTTTTTCACCTATAAAAGCAATATCGGGTAGACTCAAGTTAGTATATAACTTTTTAACAGAATCATAGTCTTCATTTTTCAATGTAAATGAAACTGTTTGATCTGGCATTTTAATATCTTTAGTAGGTGTTACTAAAGTCGACTTATCAGCAAAAGCATATCTTGCTGAAAGAGATGTTTTTTCATCTTGTATTTTCAGATTCGCTGAACCGTTAAATTTTAAAAGCGGTTGTCTGAAAGAATCAATCGCTCTTAAAAACTCTGGCAAATCATATATGCCAAATTCAGTTTCAAATTCATCTTCAATATCAGCCTTTGCCATAATGTTTTTCATGGTAGAAACTGTATTTAAAGTTTTACCAGGTTTAAATAGTATATTAGCATTTATGTCACTAAAATTTCTTAATATACTAATCGTATTATCACTTATTTTCATTTCTTCTCCTTATCATTATTTAATAATAGTATAACATAATGTAATGCTTTAAGCAAGTCTTTACGATTATAACCACTTTTTCTGCCATACCTTGACAAATACTTGATTGCATTTGCCTGACAAAAATCACTCTTAATACCAATAGACTTTAATAAATCTAAAGTTTGTATACCATCTTTACCAGATGAGTAATGTTGTCCATATGTAGACTCAATATACTCTTTGATCTCCTTTAGTATCTTATCTTCATTGTATTTCATAATATTATTATATCACTAAATTGCATTTGAGTCAACAGCTATTGATTGTAAATATTTCAATACATTCTCTGGCGAAGATACACTATATGGATCTCCATCATTGTTATCAACCTTACCAGGTTCCTCAAACATAACTTCAACGGTACCATCATTTATAATTGCAGCGTAACGCCATGATCTCATACCAAAACCACAATCGGTTTTTTCTACAAGCATATCTACTTGATCTGTAAAGTCACCATTACCATCAGGTATCACTTTAACTTTTTCTAATTTTTGATTAGCAGCCCAAGCGTTCATCACATAAGAATCATTTATTGATAAACAATAAATTTCATCTATACCATGTTGTTTAAATACGTCATGTAATTTTTCGTAACCAGGTAGTTGTTGATTTGAACATGTTGGAGTAAATGCACCAGGTAGAGCAAACAATATTACTCGCTTACCTTTGAAGTAGTCATCTGTACTGATATTCTTCCATTCACCTAATGATCTAGTTCTAAAACTAATATCAGGTATTCTATCACCTTGTTTCATAATTTATTTCTCCTATTTAATAATCTAATTATACACGAATCACGTCAGTTTGTCAAGCGTCTGTACTACCAATTATTTGTAGATTTAGTTGAATTGTGTCCTAAGATTTTACCTTTGTTAGCACCCTCTTTTACTGTGTAACCTGAAGTGCCTCCACCATTTATATTTACTTCACTTCTACTAAACATTAATGATTTTGCTTTGTCAGCAATCTTTTTTGCTTTATTTCTTGCTTTAAATAAATGGGTAAATCTACTTTCACTTAAAAAGCTCATACACCCTCCTTTTATAGTTAGGTGCGTTCCTTCCCTTAATAGGTACTTCCGTCTATTGAATAGATGAACGATATTAAGTATTTATACGTGCTATGCGTTTAAAACATAGCACGTATTGGTTTGTTATGTAATAGATATAGTCTTTAGTTTTTTAGCATCTGGAATAATCTTCTCCATAGACACTTTCAATAGGCCGTCTTTTAACTCGGCACCTTTAACTTCAACATCATCAGCGATAGTAAACGATCTTTTAAAGTATCTTTTTGAGATACCTTTATGAATCATTGCCTGATCTTTTGGTTTATCAGCACCAACTGAATCTACAGCAACAGATGAGACTTTAGACTCGATAGTTAGTATATTGTTCTCACTAGTGATCTCAATATCTTTTTTATTGAAACCTGCAAGAGCAATCTCAATATCGAATTTATGAGTTCCTGTCTTAACTAGATTGTATGGTGGATAATTAACCGTAGGGTGATCAAACATAGATTCGAAATGATCGAACATGTCGTCAAATCCTACTGATAATGGTCTTAATTGATTGAAAATAGATAGTGCTTTTGTATTGGTCATATAACCTCCTTTTGTTAAGCAAAGTTTATTTTCTGAACCCTATAAGGCGTTCATATATTATATAATAATTATTTATATAATTTCAAGCGCCAGTTTTCTTTTGTCACGGAGTTAAACTGGCAAAGATCACCGTTTTTTTAGGTAGAATAATCTACCCAATCTACACCTCTACAAGGTCTTATGAATAGCCATGTAGTAATAATATATATATTCTTTCAACACAGACGGTATAGAATTCTTATATTTTTTTTACTTTTGTACCTTTTATCCACTTATAACCAAGAATTTCATCATTAGTTTTCTGTGCTTTTCTAATAATTTTTGATCGTTCTTTGGCCTTTTCTCTTTTAATTTCAGAGGGTTTAGAAAAATATTGTTTAGCTCTTAACTCTTTAACTATTCCTGCTTTTTGCACTTTCTTTTTAAGAACACGTAAAGCCTTTTCTAAATTGTCACCTCTTACTTCTACTGTAATTGACATTTACTATTTACCTCCCATCTCATTTTTTGGTTGTCTTTCCCACCTAGGTGGTTTATCGCCCCCAACATCATAGTCGTGGTATGATCCTTTTTTATATGTATCATAATTAGGTCTAGGAGTGTTACCCTTAACACCTTTTGCAATATCTTCTTTTGTATAGGCAGGTTTTTTTGATTTATCTAAAGAGCCCATATTATATGCCATACCAGGTTTCAGTTTATCTATTTTGCCACCTTTTTCTAAAAATTTTTTCATTAATTCATCACGCTCTTCTTGTGACATTTTTGATTTTATTTTTTCTAAACCACTGTTGTCTTTAAAATTACTCATTATGCCTCACTCACTAGTGATTTTAAATACTTACATTGACTTTCATTATTTTCAGTATTAAAACCAATAGATTGGTTATTAAAATATTTTTTTATTGCCTCACCGATATGGTCAGCAACCACATAATGGAACCAACATTTTTTCATATCAGTTACTAAATAAACTCCATCTTTAATTTCTTTAAAATGTATTTTTGGTTTTTCTTTAGCATATAAATTACTAATACTTATAGAGAAAATAAACATCAGTGTAAGTAAAAATTTTAACTTGTGGGGCACAACCCCCACAAGCGGACTTACACTATGGATAGATTTTTGACTACTCAATAGGTTAGACATTTATGTCTCCATCTTCGTCATCCTCACTATCATTGGAATTCTCTTGTAGAATTTCTGCCTCATCAGCCTTCTTTTTAGCGTCAAGGATTTCATCTACTGAAGCGCCACTATCTACTTTTGAATACAGATCAACAAATGATGTTTTAGTATCATCATCAAATCTATTAGTACATACAGATATTGCCTTCATTTTGTTTTTAAAGATACCATATGCCTCAGCGATATGCACAAGTCTTCTTGTACTTATAATCTCATCAACACCACCATCTTTATAGGTCTTTCTAATCACATCGGCCCACGTTACTAAATTATGAGCAAACTTGTCATCAGATTTACCAGCAGATTTTAATTTTGTACTAATAATTTTTTCTTCAATTTTAGCACTTGGATATTCTTGTTCAAATGTAACAGGAAATCTTTCAAGGAATGCCTCGTTAAGTACATTAGTACCGATAAACTTACCATCATCACTACCTTGACCTTTAGTATTAGCAGTAGCAACAACATTGAAACCAAGTTTAGGTTTAACAAACTTGTTTATCTTTTTAACATAGACGCCTGAACCCTCAAGTATAGGTTGAAGACACATGATCTTATTACTAGCAAGGTCGATCTCATCAAGTAAAAGAACAGCACCTCTTTCCATTGCCTCAATAACAGGACCATTTTGCCATACGGTCTGACCATCTTTTAGTCTGTAACCGCCAAGTAAATCGTCCTCATCAGTTTCAATTGTAATGTTACATCTAATCATCTCACGTTTTGCCTCGGCACAGGCCTGAGTCACAGCAAGTGTCTTACCGTTACCAGAAAGACCTGTGATAAAAACAGGATAGAATTTTTTAGATTTTATAATACTGTTTATATCAGTATAGTTACCAAACTTAACAAAGTCAGTATCTTTTTGAGGAACTACATTGTCGGTCAATGAAGACACGATATAAGCAGCCTTTGTATCATTTGAAATTTTGGCATCAGTTGTATCAACTGTGGTTGTATCAACTGTGGTTGTATCGTCCATAGAGTCAACATTAAGAGTATAAACTCCTCTACCAACTTTGTACTTGTCTGATTTTAACCAAGAAGGATTTTTAATAACCTTCTTTTTAACAAGAGCATTAATCTCAGCCCTAGTTACTGTATCTTTTTTGTAAGTATCTTTTAATACTTTCAATACAGTTTTTTGTGTTTTATTTAACTCAATCATAATATAAGTCCTTTCATATTTAAGTTATACATATATGCTATCATTTTTTGGGGTAAAAGTCAAGCGAAAAAAACCCTTCATTTATGCGATTCTTTTGATAAAGTTTTGTAATAATACTCTGGAATTGATTCGTTTTTTCATTCCCGACATAAACATCTTTTTTAAAGTTCTCTTATCAGTTGAATCTGATTCGAATACTTGATTAGCAACTCTAGTGCCAGAGTTTACATAAAAGTAAACATCATAAGCAGTATTATAATCAGCAATAAATTTGTCTTTAGTAAACATTTTTTTAGCCAACATCTCTTTATTGTAAGGTAATCTTAATTGATATTGTAATTCTCTGTATTTTGAAACTAGATAGAACCCAATAGTTTGTAAATCGTATTTCTTTTTTAAGTATCTTAACATAACACTAGTAAAATCTTTACGTTCCATATAGTAACTACCAGCCATTTGATATTTACCGTTCAGTTTAAGAAATAACTCACCGTTACCGTGTCTGCCCATACTATTTGAAGCACCATCTGTTAGTGTAACAAGTGATAACTTTTCAACGTTGTAGTCTTTTTTGAATTTTTTGATAATATGATCCATACCAATTAACGACTCATTAAGTGGTGTTGAGGATAAATAATAATCACCTGAAATTGAAGGAACAGTTTGATCTTCATTCATTGGATCATAACGTCTGGAAGTATAATAATCACCAAAGTACATTGCAGCCCTATGTAATATAGTAGCACATCTCATATAATCAACTTTTGATTGTTTATGTGAAAACAATTGTACAAGTTTTGTAGAAGAGTCAGGTAATATTGTTTTACTATTAACAGTAAAGCCAGACTCTGAATAATCATTTTTTGATTCCCTACAGTTATTCATAAACGCATAAACTGAAAAAGGTATATTAATTTTTTTACAGAATAAAGTTAAATTCAATAATTGTTCAACTGTAGGTAATATATGTTTTTGCATAGAGCCTGACCAATCAAGTAATAAAATCATGCCGTGATTTTTTTGATTAGGTATAGTAGTCATCTTTTTGAATATATCTTCAGCAAATTTATAAGTATGTAATTTAAGAGGATCAATAATACCTGTTTTATCTTGTGAAGCACGAGCATATAACTTAGCATTTTTTTTCATCTCAAATTCTTTAACTAGAAAGTTAACAACATTAGAAGACTCTTTCATAAATTTTTGAGTTCTAACCTTTGCCTTGTTAATTTGTTGTTTATCGTATTCTGTATTATTATATGCATTATCATAAATCATAACATCTCTAATAAATTTAGAATAAGGAATAATTAATTTTTTAAGATTAACTTTTGGTAATTCAGCATAACATCTATCATGGGCAGTATCATCTGTAATACCCTTAACCGATGTTTCATACATCTCAGCAGTAAGAGGTCTTAATTCACTTGGTGTATTATCAGTTGTACCTGCACCACCACCGCCAGTTTGTTTAGAGTCTTTTTTATTTGCCTCATCATCTGATTTATCTGACTCTGATTTTTTTTCTAACCATTCATCTAATTTTTCATCTGAAGTTTTATTTAAGTCATTACTGTCCATATCTGAATCTGATTGTTTATCACCCATTGATGATACATAAACTTTTTGTAATTCAGTTTTTTTCTTTAACTCATCTTTACAATAACCAAGTATTTCTTCGGATAGTTTTAAAACATCATCAAACGTTTTACATTTATCAACAGCGTCAACTAATATTTTTTCTTTGTTAGTAAATTTAAAATCAAGGTTTTTAGATGATTTATAATATAAATTAATTTTATCAATTAATGAATAATCAGTTTGTATATTTTTACCTTTAGTGCCAAAGAAATTATCTTTGTACATTTTATCAAAACCTTTGATATAGTCATCAGTAAGACCAGGATATTTTTTCTGTATAAGTTTATCAATTCTAGCGTCTTCAATAACGTTTACAAATGATTTAAATTCTTTAGTTCTATTTGCCATATCTTTCCATGACTCACTAGGAGTATGTAAAGCATGAGATACCTCATGGCCAACTAACATGTCATATACATGTTTTGATTTTTGTTCTTCTTTAAAGATAGGAATTGTTAATATTCTATTGACTACATCAAACGAAGCAGTTTGTACTTTGTTTTCTTGTACTTCGATATTTTCTGTAGCAAGTAGTTTTGCAAGTTGTGATTTATTTGTCATAATGTTTTTTGTCATAATATACACTTATGCTATACTAAAACGGTTTAAAAGTCAAGCATAGTTTTTGTTGAAAAACAAGGGTTTTTAGGAATAATTTTTAGAACAAAACGAGAACATATGATTTTTTACTTCATTCCTATGAAGATTGGTTCATATTTTCTACCTGGAATGTCAGGCCTTGCGAATCGTCCTATATAATTCTGTGATTGTTTCTTTTCTGATTTTGTACCTTCTAGTGTAGATTGCACCTTTGTACCTTGTTGAGTTGATAAAGATAGCCACCAAACTTGTATATCTTTAAATCCTGCCTCAACCATACAATCGTAGGTGTCTTCTTCAAAGGTCTTATATGATTTTACATTTGCAACATTGAAACCTGCATATTTACCTGGTTTCAAACCTGTGTGTGCGTTCTTAATAGTCTGTAATAAGAAACCATTACGCCATGCGTCTTGTTGTGGAAATTTGTTAAATGATTGTTCTTCTTCATCACCATATTGTTCATGTCCTAAATAAGGTGGACTTGTAAATACAAAATCTAAAGTATTTTGAGCAGGTATATAAGTTTCACTACCTTGTTTTAGTAGTACATATTTTTTGTGAGCATGCCCATATTGATCTCTAATCTTTTCTAAACCTGCATACGTAGGAACACAAGGGTCTGTGCCTATGTAATTTACCCCAGCTGCGATTGCACCCATTAAACGACCACCATAACCCATACTAGGATCCCAAACTGTACCTGCTTCTGTACCTTCTAGTGGACTATCTTTTTCTACAAATATATCATATAAAGTTGCAGCTGCTGTAGGCCTAAAATTAGAAACCATTTGAGTGCCACTATATCTTCTTAACATAGCTCTCATATCTGAATCTGTAATCTTGTGTGCTTCTCGTTTTGTGAAGAAAGTGCCTGTCAGTATTTTGTTAATACCTTTTTCTAAATGTTCTTCATCTTCCCATATCTCCATAGGTGTCTTCATCTTACCACATTTAATTGACCATGCGTGGTGCATATACGACCATGCAAGTGTTAACCCATGTGTAGATTGACCTATGATTTTATTTTGATTATCTAGTAAAGTATCTCTATTAAATGATAGCAATTTTTGAAATTCACTATCACGCCATTTTCTATCTTCAGGATAGTATGGGAATCCTTTGTTTTCTTTCCAGTCTTTAATTACTTCTTTTGCGTTTGACATATACGTTACCTGGGATTGTGTCTTTTGCCCAACTTGTTATCCCGATTAATTTCATATTCATTTTAACATAAAACTTGTTTGCTGTCAAGTTGTCAGCTCTTACTGATAAAAATACATCTTTTGGGCAATAATCAAAAAAATTGTTAAGAATTGATTGAGCGTTACCAGAGCCTGGCGAATCACTTGCAATTTGATGTAATACAGTATCACCCTTTTCTACTTGTACATCACCTATTTTTTGTCTTCTTTTTGCGTGATGGAAGGTAATCAATATACCATCTTCTAAAATAAGTTGTTTTCTATCAATCATTCTCACCATGTAATCTGTTCGTACATGAGGAAACCATTTTTTATGACTATAAAATATTTCTTTTACTTTATTAAAATCTTTCTTTTCAGCAAATATCATTTTAGTATATTAACCTCACTTTTAGTTTCTATTACAACACGAGCACCACAGTTTAATAAAGGTTTATCGTTACCACCATAGATAACTTTACTTGGCCCTAATATTTCTACCTCGTGGCAATAAGTATTGTTTTTACCTGATTTGATTGTAATGACAGGATCGTTTTTATCGTGTTTTTTGTTTGCTCGTATAACGTGTTGGTTAACGTGTATGTATGTCTTTTTATTCTTCACTTTGTTTTAGTAAGTTTTTGATTTTATCATTATTATAACAATCAACTACAAGATGTAGTCTATCTTTTGTCCATTTATTATGAACAGCGTGTGGTTTAGTAACATCTGTATAGTAGTATTTACCTGTTTCCAGATGATATAACTGTTCTTCTTTACCCTCCCATAGATAAAAATACACGTTTAAGGAAGTTCTTAAAGGGATGTGTATTCTAATTATATCTTTGTTTTTTATTGCTGTGTCAACCTTGTCTGTGTGTTTTTTAATTGTTGTGCCGGCTTTCAATCTCATTACTCTAACACGCTCAAACTCAGCAGGTATGTGAGATAATATTTCTTTGATTGGCAATAAAGATGGCTCTTCGTATAATTTAGTCCATCTTAATTCATCAGGTTTTACATCAGATTTTAAAACGCCTGGTTTTAATATATTTAATACATCATCACTATATCCCCTAATAGATACAGCATCCCAATTACCCTTTGTGTTATATTTTGTTTTTACAGCAGAAAACTGTAATTCATCTAAAAAATTGCAACAACTCTTTAGACTCTGTTTGTATTGTGGTAAATCTAGTTCTTTGACGAGTTCCATTTTTCTTGCACCTTTTTAATTTGCTTATTTCTTTTTTTTAAAGCATAGTTTAGTTTAAACTTACTAACTTTTTCTGTAAAAACTATGCCATTCATATGATCAAGCTCATGTTGAAAACACCTGCTCACCAAGCCTATCATTTCTTCCTCTTGTTCTTGTAGATTCTCATCTAGGTATTTAACTTTTATAGCACTTGGTCTTTCTATATTTAAAAATAAAAAAGGAAAAGTTAAACAACCCTCTTGCATATGTATTGTCTGTTTACTTGCCTCTATTATTTCTGGATTTATACATACCCATTTTTTACTATTATGAATATCTGGATGAGAGCCCATAATAAACATTCTGTACGGTTTACCAACTTGATTAGCTGATAATCCAATACCGCCATAGTTACTCATTGTTTCAAACATATTATCCACAAACTCTTTTACTTCTAGTTTTTCTTCTTTCTTAAATTCATCTATATTGAATGGCGCTATAGATGACAATACTCGGGGATCTGTTGGTGGTAATAAAGTATATTTCATTATGCTAACCTCGTAAAGTTTTTATATTTTTCAAATTTAATTATATTTGTAAACTTATCAAATAAAATATCACCTTTGTGGGATATAATAAATGTATTCTCTTTTGTTAATGTTTTTAATATCTTAAAAAAGTCTTCGGTACCTTGACCATCTAAACTACTATCAAATATTTCATCTAATATTAATAGATTTGTATTTGTACTGTTCTTCATTTTAGCAATTGTACGCCATGTAAATAATAACGCAAGGTCTATTCTTAACTTTTCACCTTCACTAAAACTGTTATAGTTAAATGTATCTCTAAATCTACTCTTTATTGTTTCATTAAACTCCTGATCTAAATGAAAGTTAACAAAGAAGTCCATAGACTGGAGATATTTATTAATCAAATTATTCATTATAGGTAGATACTTCTTAATGATATTTGCTTTAACACCTGTATCATTTAATATCTCTCTAGCGATATCAATATATTTTTTTTCTTCTACGGCCTTTTGTTTTTCTACATTTACTGATTTTAAGTTTTCTTCTATCTGTTTTAGTTCTTTTTGTATAACATTTGTGTTAGTATCATCATTTTCTAATTTAGAAATTTCAATGTCTAGCCTATTTGAGTGTCTATTAATTTCTGAAATAGAGGTATTAATTTTTGCAACAGATATATCTAGTTCATTAAGTTTCTTTTCTACTGCTTTATATTCTTTAATCTTTTCATTTGTTTTTCCCATTTCAGATGTTAGTTGAGATAAACCATTTTCTAGTTCAGCAATTTTTTTCTTGCCGTCATATATCTTTGTTTGTTTAAACTTTTCATTAATAGGTTGTGTACATGTAGGACAACTGTCGTTAATTTCAAAAAACTGTACATCTTTTTTTTCTCTATCAAGTTTGTGTTCTATTTTTGATTCTAGTTTTGTAAGTTCATTTGATTTTCTTGTGTACTTATCAGCGCCCCATATCTCTGCTTTTGTAGATATAATTTTTTCATTTAGTAATTGTAACTTTTGATTATATTCATAATTACTTTGCTCGTTTTCTTTTAGCTGTTTTTTACGAGTTTCTATATCTGTAGTATCTCTACTTTGTATTTCTTCAAAGTGTTTTTTTTGTAAATCGTACTTTTCAGTCATTAAATCATATCTATGTTTTACATCAATAACAGATTTATTTAACTCACCTTGTTTCTGCCTTAATAGTAAATCCATGTGACTAAAAACTCTTATATCTAATATTTCTTCCACAACCTCTCGTCTATATCTGGCACGTAAATGCATAAATGGTTCATATGAGGTAGAACCTAATATAACAACTTGACAAAAGGCTCGATAATTACATTTTAAAATATTTTGTTCTAACATATTTTGATAGTCAACATTAGAAGCATCCTGATTTAATAATTCATCATTACAATAGACTTCAAATTTATTTGGTTTTATTCCTCTTATGATTTTATATTTTTTATTACTAGTTTCAAACTCTACTTCTATCTCACAATCGTTTTGATTAATAGTGTTTACAAGTTGTTCTTTTTTAATGTCTCTAAAGGCTCTATTAAATAAAGCAAAGCATAGAGCATCCAACATGGTAGACTTACCTGCACCATTTGTACCTATAATTAATGTTGATGGTGATTTTGCTAGATCAACTTCGATAAATTGATTACCAGTAGAAAGAAAGTTACGCCATCTTAATTTTTTAAAATATATCATACGTTATTATCGTTTGCTTCTATGTAAATAGATTTTAAATATTCCTTTAGTTTAGTTCTATTTACATCCGTTTCTAATTGATCAACATAATTGTTTAGAAAAGTAACCGTGTCTTCTCCCATATCAAGTATGTCATCTCGCACACTGGCTTTAATGTCTGAATAATCTTCTACAATATTTAAGTCATGTACTGATATTTCATTATACAATCTTTCTATGAATTTGTCAAACATGTGTTCATTGGTTTTATTTAATACAATGAGTTTTATAAAATGATTGTGATAAGGAGTTATATCAAGGTTATTGTAGTCTTTCTTTTTATCATCATATATTATTTTTTTGTGTATAGTAACGGGATTTATAATTCTAGTTATCTCCCTAGTATCTGTATCAAATATATGAAAACCTTTAGGGTCCTGATAGTCTGACCAAGTCATCTCATATTGAGCTCCATTATAGTGAATTTGACCATCGTCTGTATGTTTATGAAAGTGTCCTGATATAACTCTTTCAAATCTTTTAAAATCTGATTTACTTAAACCGTGTTCGTTAATAACACCATTTTGCATTTCAACACCCTTTATTTCTAAATGACCCATAACAATATCAGCCTTTGCCGTCTGTAACATATTCATGGAATGATTGTAGTTGTCATCACATATCCAAGGTACAAATAAAATATCAGTACCGTCAAAATTTACAACTGTTGATTTTGTATAAATCCAAGGCTCATGTTTTTTATCAAATGATGTATAGAGATTTTCTATAGCGTTTATCTCATTTGTGTTTTTAAAATATGTATCATGGTTACCAATAATAATATGAGTATCAATTTCTTCTTTATATAATCTATCCCAAAATTGTTTTCTGAATATAGAAGCAGTTTGAAAATTTATAAACTTTCTTCTATCAACAACATCACCTAAGTGTACTAAAGTTTTAATATTATTTTCTTTTAAATATGGAAAAAATATTTCGTCATAAAATCTTAATTGATATTTTCTAAAAGCTTCACTGTCATTACGAACACCGAAGTGTGTATCATTTAATAATGCTATTTTCATTACGAATCTAAAACGCTTGTATAGTTTCTTCTTTTTCTTTTTTTAACTTTTATTTCAGAAACTTTTGGTTGATCTTCAGTTGAGGGTCTATTTTTTCTCAAAAATTCTAAAAATTGATTTTTATAAGCGTTATTTGTATCTCCAGGTAGTGTGTCAAACTCATCTATGTTTGCTTGTTCAATTAATCTATATTTTATATTTGTTTGTTTTTTTTCTTTTTGAATTCTTCTTATAAAAGCATAATAAATTATTTGTGTAAAATAAGCAAATGGATTATTTGATTTGTTTGGGTTAAAGTTTTTAAGGTATTGTAAGCAGTTTTCTATACCATCAGAAATCATGTCATCCTTAAAGGTGTAATTTATAAAGTTTGGTCTATAAGATAAATGATTAGCAATTTTTAAAAAACATTCACCAATATAATTTGTTACAGGTGGTGATTTTCTTCCTCTTTTTTCAGCTTTTTCACATTTAATTTTATATTCAATCATTGCTTTTAACAACTCTTTATTATCCACATAATGTTCAGGTTTCTTTTTTAATCTAGTCATAGTTTTATTATATTATATATTTTTGTTTTTGTCAAGGGTTTAGATTATAAGCTCAACTACTACAGCTTCTGCTTTACCATATTCTTCATAACGTTCATTGTAGTGTTTCCATATCTTTTTTTCAAGTGTTTTTTGAGTGCCTTTATATGTATAGTTGAGTTCACAATATTTTCTCCAATCATCACTATTATATGTAACCTTTATTCTCCATTCATCTTTATCGCTTGACATAATTTACTTTTACTGTTATACTACCCATGTGGGTTGTTACCGAGGAGAATAGCTACCTCTTAATGTATCTTCTTCGAAGGCATATCTAGTAGATCAGCAATCTCTTTTATATCATTTTTATCATTATTTAAATCGGTTTTTATTTCTTCATTATTATTAGGAGATGATCCATCTGTAGGTTCTTCTATATATTCATCTATATATTCATCTTGTTTTTCATCATCATCTATTAGGTCTCTTTCCACAAATTCAGGAAGCTGTTGTTTAGCTTCTCTTAATGAGACAACGAGATTAGCATATCTTTTTGTAAATTGTGAGGTAGCATTGCATATTGTTATTATTTTATCTATAGGTATAGTGACTATTTTCTCATCTGTAAAACCCACCCATTTGACCAATGCAATATAATCAGAAATTCCATATTTGGTAATACGAGGAACATATTTAATCAACATAGGTTCCTGCAACCTTAAAAGTTTAGAATTTTCAGGCAGTTGATCTTTATGTAGAGGAAATTTGCAACATATCTCCTCACCAGAGACAAGTCTTATTACCTTTACAGATTGTGTATCTATACGATCAATCATATTACTATTTATCTTTTAAAAATATACTATGTATTTCATAGTCAAAGCCTTCTCTATTGTAGATGTTAACTCTTTCCTGAAAGTGTGTTAATGTGAAGTTCTTTTTATCTTTATATGTAAGGTCATCTGAAATATCATAGACTGTGGCAGACTGTTTCTTATCACCGACACGTAGCCCACGACCAATACTTTGCAATACTCTTATAGGGCTCTTACTAGGGCTACTAAAAATAATGTTGTGTAAATTACGAATATTGATACCAGTGCTGAACGTCCCGAAAGAAGCGATAATAATTGCGTTGTCAGACTTCTCTGTGATTTCTCTAATTTTTTCTCTATCATTTGTTTCAGTTCCACCATAAACGAAAAATACTTTTCGTTTTGCTTCTGCCTTTTCTTTAATTAAGTTATATAAAACCTCACCGTGCTTTTCAACTAATTGAAATAAACATAAAGTATTGCCATTGAGAGCTAAAGCTAGATTTCGTATGTATTTATTACGAGAAGAATTTTGAGTGAGGTATTCCAGTTCTTCAAAGTATTTGACATCATATACTTTTTTAGCTTCTGTTTCAGGATACTTTAAATTTAGACATTTAATTTTTAGATTTGCAAGTTGTTTTCTCTCAATTAACTCTGCTGTAGATACAACTTTGTTGACCATGCCAAAGAGACCTGTCAATACTAACTTGTGTGTTTTACTATCATCTAACGTACCTGTAAGACCTATTCTGTATTTACAATCTGTTAATTTGGTCATTATCTTTGTCAATGATACAGCCTTAAACAAGTGTGCCTCATCACCTATAACTGCACCATAGTCTTCAAAAAATTGTTTAGGCATTTTGTATAGCGATTGCCATGTTGATATAACTATACGTTTATCTTCGTCTATATCGTAGCCATGATATTTTCTACTGACATTTGTTTCTACATCATAACCGTAATCTTTAAAATCTTTGTATAATTGTTCCACTAGTGATGTTGTTGGTACAATGATTAGAATATTGTTGTCAATTACATTTAAGTAGTGTCGGACTAACATGTATATGATAAGTGATTTACCAGAGGCAGTAGGCGATAAAATTAGTCCTCTGTCATATTTTAAAGCAAATTTAAATGCGTTTATCTGATAATCTCTCGGTTTGATAGACAGATCATACTCATCAATCATACCGTCTATATCGGCGGCTGTGACACTCCTATGTGTCAAAATATCACTAGATTCAACTATATGTATGTTTTTCTTCTTACACCAGTCTTTTAAGTATGGATATAATCCTACATATACTTTACCTGATGCATATGAATATAGTCTTATTTTTCCGTCCCACACTCTATTACGAAACTGTGGTGTAAATTTATATCCAGGTACTTCAAATGAGAAGTAATCTGATAATTCTCTACGAATAGCGGCATCAGCGTCAATCTGAATATATACGTCATTGAGTTTATCAACGATAATATTTTGCATATTATATAATGCCAGAAGTAAACTTTTTCCAGTCTATAGCATTTTTAATTTGAAAACCACGATTAGAAATAATCTTAACTGTTTTATCTAGGTAGTCAACGATACTTTGTATATAAGTTACTTTTTGTTCCAACTTAATAAGTTCATCATCTGATTTAAGATATTTGTCAACATCTTGTTTTAATATTTTTAGATTAAATGGTTTTACTTGATACACACTTGGGTCTGCCTTGCCTGTATAGTATTCCCATTTATCTCTTGTTAATCTGGCCAAATCTTGTTCAGCTTTCTTTAATAGATTAGTATATTGATTATGAAACTTCATATACTTGTTATGTAGTTGTGGTGTTTTTAATGATTCTAAATCAAGTTCAGTATCATTTATTTTTAGGTCTTTGTCGGCGAGTGCCTGCAGCTCATCAAAGGTCATAATATCTCCATTATATTGTTTTAATTATTTAGTTTATAATTAAGTAGTGGTTTCTGTAGTAATACTGTCGCCAATACCAGCAAACTCGTATATACTATATTCAAATGTTACAGTTGCTGTGAGATAATCCACATCTGTAGCTTGTTGATTATAATCTAAACTAGATAGTGATGTTGGATATAAATTTCTAAATCTGACTTCTATATTTGAATTATTCTTACTTGTTAATATAAACAAAGTTGCATCTGAATATAAACCACCATCATCCTGTACAGCTTTATTTACTTTACCTAATTCATCATTTGTGCCTACGTTTTGAGTTGTGGGAAATCTATCTGTACCTGCACCTTGTAATGTACCAAATTGACTATAATCTTTAGGAAAACCAACACCAGTTAACCAACCATGTATTTCTCTATAATTTTCTAAATTTTCATCTACCAAAAATGATACAGATAATGCTTCATATTGAAGTCTATCACCTGGTAAAGGTATATCCTTTAAAGGTGTAATTTGTTCAGCCGTACCTAAACTAAGACCAGGTACATTTGCAGCTGTACAAAAATATTCTACCTTGGGAAGTTTAATTATACTAAATTTAAACTGCGTGGGTGACGCATAGTCTAATTTAGTTGGTTGTCTGTTAATTGAGTTTATAGTAGTCATACTACTATTTATCTGTTTCCTTATCTACTTCTTGCCACTCTTTTTCAGTAGATTTATTTTCAAGTTGTTTTTCAGGCTCAGTTAATACGTTGTCTTTTTGTTGTACCTTTTCAATTTTTTTTTCTAATTCATCTAATATATTGGGTTCTGAATTTAAGTATTTTAATCCATGTGCAACTAGTGTAAGAAAGGCACCTACTACGAGTATGCCTAAAAGTTCTTTAAATGGTGTTTTCATACTTTTATTTATAAGACCAAAAAAAAGGGGTGACTTTTACATCACCCCTTTTTAAATATTGTAATAAACAAATATTACATAATGTTCGCAACTTGAACACGTCTGTAGTATCTGTTTGAGTTGATTGCACCAACACCATCAGCAGTGATTGAACCACTTGCAGAAGCACCAGCAAAAGGGTTCGCAACTAGACCATATCTAGTTTTGAATCCAATTTTTGGTTGGAATGAATCTTGGCCAACTGCTCTTACCATTTGTAGTGGTACATATGGGCAGTAGAATAAACCAGAGTCATACGGTGAAGTTCCTTTGTAACCAACAACATAGTATTGTTTAGCAGGTGATGCATTTGAAGCTAAATTAGCAGCATATGGATCAATGTAAACTTTGTACTTACCGTTTAAAACACCAGCAAAAGTATTACCAGTATCATCAACGTTTAGGTTGTTGTTTAACGCAGGAGTGTAATCTAACACACCAGCCATTTGCAATGCACTAGCAACATCTGAAGAACAGATAATAATATTACCTTTTCCTCTTCTTGTTCTTTGTGCGATTGTATTTGCATCTCTCTCAACTTGGAACATTAGTCCTTTGAATCTTTCAACAGACCATCTTCCATTTGAGTCAGTATCTAAATCAAAGATACCAGCAGTTGTTGTGTTGATTGCAGCGTTAGCATTATCGTTATCAGCAGCACCTGCTTCAGCAGTTCTGTAAACTGTTCTTACAACTTCTCTATTGATTTCAGCTAAGATTTCAGCAGATAAGATGTTTGATAATTCAGTTTCAGCGTCTAAACCATGAATTGCTTTTAAATCTTGAGCAAGTTCCATAGTGTATTCTGCTTTAAGAGCTCTTGACTTAGCAGTAACAGTTGATTTCTCAATTGAGAAAGCCATTTCAGCAAAAGAGTTACCAGAGGCATCTCCTAAAGCTTCAGCAGCTGCTGTAGTCATACCAGTACCAGTTGTGTAACCAGTTGAAGTACCGATTGAGTCATTAAGTACAGCTGGGTTTTCGCCAGACTGTGCTGTTGATGAGAATCCATCTACAGATGAACCAGCGGCATTTCTACCACTGAAATCTGTATCAGCTTCGTCAAAAAGAGCTTCAGAACCTGATTGACTTGCATATCTGCTTCTCATAGCAAATATCAAACCAGTTGGTCCTGACATAGGTTGTACACCAGCAATATCGTAAGCGATAAGGTTTGGCATAGCTCTTCTAACTAGACTAATTAAAATAGGATTCCAATTTTGTATTGAAGAACCTGTTGCATTAGTAGGAGCTGCTTCGTTTAAAAACTGGGCATCTTCTTTTAACGCTTTTTCCTGGTTCTCTAATACCATTGAAGTAACGGCTCTTTTGTAACTATCCTTGACCTCTGGAAGATCAGGATGATCCAAAACGGGCTGCCACTTTTGTTGTATTGATTCAGATAAAAACATTTTTCTATCTCTCCTTGTATTAGTTAATTAACTAATCCTTACTTTAGGTAAGGATTTTTTTTTGTTTTACTAATTGCAGCAGTATATGCAGCCATTGATTCAGATAAATCTAAACCAGCATTATTTTCTGCTACTTCATTAGATTCAGTATCACTTACTTTAACTTTTGGAAAGTATGATTCTTTTAAAGTTTCAACACTTTTTCTAAAGCTTTCAGCATCTGTATACTCAATATTTTCTGCTAAACCTTTAAGTTTATCAACTTCAGTTGCAGCCAAATCAGCAGATACATCATTGATAATATCTGTTCTTATTGATTCTGCAATTTTTTGATTTAACTCAACGTTTTTCTCAATAGATTTGTTAACTTCTTCTTTTAACTTTTCTATCTCAGCAGCTTGATTCTCAATTACGTCATATTTCTCTTGTGGAACATTGATGTAATGAGATTCAAATAAAGATTTAAGACCACCAATAAAATCTTCAGTGATTTCATTTCTTAATCCTTTTTCTATTGCTAATTCGTTTTCTTTCATCCACTCCTCAACAACATAATTTAGATAAGCATCAACTTTTTCAACTATTTCTTCTTTAACAGAAGCAACACCTTCGTTTACTTTAGTTTCGTATTCACTTTCTAAACTTTCAATTTCTTCGACAAGTTTTGCTTTAACAGCAGACTCAAAAATTGTAGCAGCTTTTATTTTGAATTCCTCAGAAAGGTCTTCACCATCAGTTAGAGCAGCAACATCTTCTTTCATGTTCATATCTTTAACTTTATCTTTAGCTGTCATCATTTCTTTCTTAGCTTCTTTTTCTTTGTCAGCTATTTCAGAAACTTCTTTTTTCTTTTCGTCTTCTTCTTTGTCAGCAACTTCTTTAACGTCTTCTTTTTTCTTCTCGTCTTCTTCTTTGTCAGCGACTTCCTTAACATCTTTCTTCTCGTCTTCTTTTTCTTCAGACTTATCGTTTTTCTTGTCAAGGTATTTTTTAAGACCTGCAGGTAACTCACCTTCTTTCATATCTTCTTTATCTTTAGAAGCTTTCATCATCTCTTTTTTTTCATCATCTTTATGAGCTACTTCTTTCATGTCTTCTTTTTCTTTTTCGTCTTTCTTCTCGTCAGCTTCGTAAGCAGCAGCCACAGTTTCTTTTTCTTTGTCTGCTTCTTTTTCTGCTTTTAGAGTAGGCATTGCGTCCGCTGTACCTGCACTTTTTTGTTGTGGGTCACCAGTAATGTGATTAACCCCTTGTGCGAAATCTATTTTTGCGTCTGTCGGCGAAGTAACTGCTTTTGTAATAACTTGTTGTACAGTTGCTTGTAGCGACTTTGCTGGTTCAGCTGGAGCGGCATTTTTCGTTGGCAAATCTGCCATTGTTTTGTCAGCCATTGTTCTATCTCCTCAATAGTTTATTTGTTAATTATTGCAATAATTACACCATCCCCTAGGGAATGTGTCAATTACTATTTATAAAATTACAGCTTTTTAAGAAAAGATTCGAATACTAGAGCGTTTTTTTCAGCTCTTGCAATTCTCTCTTTACTCTCTGCCTGTAACTTTAATTCTTCTACTTCTTGCTCTTTCAATATCCCATTATTCCAAACCCACTCTTTGCCTTCCATAATACCTTCTACGTAAGCTTCTGGAGCACTTGGGTCTGCGACTATATCAGCCGCGGTTGCAAGATAAAAATCATTTTTGACTACATTAGCACCACCTACATTTGTAAGTGTGCCCATTCCTCTGCTTGAAACTCCAAGACTAGCGCCCTCATCAATTAAACTTTTCACTATTTTTCCATATGGGGTATCTAATACTCGTGCTTCGCCTATAAAATTACTGCCTTCGGGTGTAAGAGCTTTGATCATGTGCGATACTCTTTCTAAATTTACTGTCGGGCCATCAGGATGACCAAGTTCGCCAAAAGCTCTGTTTTTTTCTATGAACTCTCTATTATATCTAATTACTTCTTTTTGAAGTATCTCTTTAGGATAGATTCTTCCATTTCTATTTTTAACATCTGATTGCATGAATATACCTTTGATAGAATAGCTTTTCTTACCATTCTTTTCTTCTACAATATATTGTGCGTTACTTATTTCTTCGGTAATTAATTTCATTTGTATCTATCTCTAATTTTTCTCTAATACTATTTATACTTTTTATTACCTAAACTCAACAATAATAGTGTAATTATCACCACTTGCAAAGTTTTTTGTGGATAGTAAAATATCACCTGTTGGGGACGTAGCGTTGTTTACAATCTCATTTCCCGATGTTCTTAAATCCCAATAACCGTTACCTGACAATAATAATGCTGTAGAATTAGTGTTACCATCCCATATCAACTCAACAGTTGATTTACTATTTGCAGTGTTTATAGAATACCAAATCTTACTGATTTTTCTATTACCATCTTCGGTCATAAAAGTTAGTTCAGAAGCATCAACTTTTTTAACTAAAGTCTCTCCTGTACCGTCAGATATATTTGTTAATTTTGTAACAAATTTTACGCCAGATGTATCTGCTATCGTTTGTGTAGTTACCGTGTCAGCCATGTTTTATCCTAACTTCTTGGTGAACCTACAGCAGATGCTTTAGATGTAGCGCAAGTAATTTTGTCTTTTGGTGCTTTTTCAATTATTAATGTATCACCACTTGCAATATAAACAGAACCTAAAGTTACACTGTCACCATCTGTTACTGTCAATGTAGTATTTGAAGTAGCATGTACTCTTACAAAACAAGCATTGCCAATAGTATTTGCACTTGGATTATCTACATTACTTCCTTTTACTATAAATGTTTGTGCCATTTTTTTACCTTCTTAAAATTGTTAATGTTTCTTTATCAAAATAATTCATTAAATCATTCACCTTTACATTATATTGTTTTGCAGCGTTATTAACATTTTTTTCAAAATTAGCAATAACGTCACCGTCTTTATCAGTCACTCTAAACACCATATCAACAGCACGCTTCATTTTAGGCGTGAGTTTGTTATACTGCCTAGTACGTTTATAATCGTTAGCTTCAGTTATATTATCTTTTATAAAATTACTGAGCCACTTCATCACTTGCAACCTCTGATGAAGCTGTTTCTGCAGCCTGATCATTACCTGAGAATGGATTAGCTTCAGGTGTTTCGACACTAACTTGTCCTGTAAACATAGATTTTGCCACATCACCTTTCACACTATCTAAAGAAGCACTAACTTTATCAGCAAGAGCGTTTCTAATGTCTTCTCCTGCTTGTTTGTTATCTCCAGTTTGCAGTGAGTTTACAAATTTATTTAAGTTTTCGTTACTCATCTTTTATCTCCTGATTATTATTTTGTTGAGGTTGCTCTGAAGCAGCCTCTTGTTCAATTTGATTATCTATTTCTAATATTTCTTGTTCATTTTGTTTTAGAATTTTTGTTCTAATATATTCGTTAGAGAAATATTTACCAACATATCCTTCTAATGATTGAGCAAGTTGTACTCTTTCTTTCATCATTTCACTGTTTTTCAATTCAGCAAAATAGCCATCTTGTAAGAAAGAATATGTTATATCTCCCATTATTGAGTCCCATTCTTCGGGTGCAATTATACCTTTTAAAATTAATTGAGTTTTTAAAAGATCATGGAATAACATAGTAAATTTCTTTCTCAATCTACCCACAAATTTAGTAAATTTAACTTCATCTCTACTAATTTCTGCAGCTCGACCAAGATTAAAACCTTGACCACCTTCTAACCTACTAATTGGTATATTTAATGAACGATATAATTTCTTTTGGAAATATTCTATATCGGCAATCTCACCTAAATTTTGACCACCGGGTAAAGTAGTAATTTCAGTTCCTCTACCACCTTCTCTACGTGGCAACCAAAAATCTTCTAACATACTCATCTTATTTCTATCATCTCTGATTTCACCTGTAGATGCATCATAGACCATTTTATTTCTATATCTTGCCATAACATCTCTTAAATATTGTTCGGCCTTTACTTTAGGTAAGTTACCTACGTCAATATAAAATATTCTTCTTTCAGGCGCTCGAGCAATTCTGTATATTACAACAGCATCTTCAATCATTCTTAATTGATTAACTGGTTTAATTGCTTTATGTAAATAAGATAAAACTTGATTTTGTGTTTGATCTATTAATCCTGAAGGACAATAAGCAATAGCATCTGTTGCTATTCTCAATCCACCTGCATTAGATGTTGCAGTTGGATGTATTCCTCTTTCATTGAATATATAATATTCTTGGAATTTGTTTTCAAAAGCAAAAGAACTTGGCATTCCATCTGTTCTTTGTTTTCGCACTTCTCTAATCTTTTTAATTTTTCTAGGATCGATATATCTTAACTCTGTTATACCTAATCTAGGAGAATCTTTGTCTATAATTTTATGATAAAATAATCTACCATCCACGTACCATCTTCTAAAAATGTCGTGGCCTTTTATATCAAAGTTTAATAACTTTAATATTTCAGAAAACGATTCTCGTATTTTCTTTTTAACTCCTTCACTGTACTCAATTTTACTTAAATCTAAATGTACAGACTGTTGATTTTCATTAGATACAATTGATTCAGATATAATATCTTCAATTGCTAAATCACATTCTGGATGTAAAGCAACTTCCCTATATCTTCTAATTAAATCTAACTCATTTCTAGCTGTAACATCAAAACCTCCATAAGACGCAAAAAATCCACCAGCGGGAACGGTTTGTGTACCGTCCTCCGCTTGAGGTGGAACTATATTTTGTCTTGGATCGGTCGAAGGACCTTTCAGTCTTTCAATTTTAAACCCAAATAGCTCTGCCATAATTTAATATCTCCTGTTACTAATACTTATAATGGAATTAAGTAGTAGTATTTGTTTCAAAGTATTGGTATCTATGCGTAGCAGTAAATGATTCTACTGTGTTGTTAGTACCATAATCCAGACCAATGTCATCCAATGTAATTGGAAACAATCCTCTGAACGTGTATGATTTAATCACATTACCATTTCGGTCTAATTGATCAACGAAAGCATCAACTTGATAATCAGCAGGATTTACTAATCCTTCATTATCAGACATATTATTAATTCCGTTCAACCATCTTTCATATGCGTTACGAATTAAGAAGTCAGTATCATTTAACATAGTAGTAGTCCATGGACTAAATGTTCTATCTCCTGATACATATAACTCTCTACCTCTAAATGGAATAGGCACTTCAGTGACCGACATTCCAGGCAGACTTGTTGATGTACATAAGAAAGACATTGTTTCAGTCTCTCCACCTACACTTGCAAATCCAGGGAAAGGCATTGTTACTCTAAACTGATTAGCACGAGCTCCACCGCCTCTTAACTTACTTTTAAAGTCATTTATATTTGGCATGATTACGCTCCTACTACTTCTTCAAATGCAACACCTGTTCTTGTTGCAACGAATTGAAGTGTTATAAAGTTAATTGATCTAGCAGGTTTAACAAAAATATCTGCTCTAAACTCATTTCTATCAACTACAATGTCAGGAGAATTATTAGTTTCATCACACACTACTAAAAAGTCTGTGATACCTCTTCTACCTTGCACATCTCTTAGGAATGGCTCTACAATATTTCTAAATTGAGCTCTAGTGAATTCATCATTGAATTCAAATAACTGAAATTTAGAAGCAGTTGCGACTGCCTTTTCTAAAGTGATAAAAAGTCTTCTTACATTTATTCTGTCAAACGCACTAGGAGTAGTTAATCCTGTTTTGTCACCAAATAGAACAGTACCTTGTCCTGGGAAAGTAACAACTGGATTAATTCTAGCTCTGTATAACGTGTCTCTTTGTGTTTTTGTTGGATTGTATGCTAATTTAACAGCACCTCTAATTACTCCTCTGTTATATCCAGCAGGAGAAAACCAAGTATCTGCAATTAAATCTGTTCTTGCAGCCAAACCAGCAATATCACCGTTTAATGGCACATATCTAAAAACATCATTGTATCTATCGTAAGTGTATTTGTATCCACTGTCAAACACTACATATGATGACGATCTGATTGCATCAAAAAAAGCTTTTACGTTATTTGTTTGTGTTTCTGAATTTGTTACGCCTACTACGTCACTTCTTTCAGGTGAAGCAAAAACAATTGCATCTTTTCTATTTTCTGCAATTGTAATTAAGTTATCTACATGAGTAGCATCACCCTTAGCAGCAATGATTAAGTTAACATCAACTGTTTCAGCGTCTGCAAATTTTTCATAAGCAGTTTTCTTTTCTCCAACTGTAGAAGCTGAACCATCTGAACCACCTGATAAACTTTCATTACTCACACTTGTTACTGAAGTATAAGTTGTTCCTGATGCAGCGTTACCCCAATTTGAACCAGATGCATTATGATCCATCCAATATACGTATTGAGATTTATTGTAAATAACATCTGGATAGTAATTAGTGTCGCCTTGTGGTGTTTTCGCATCTGAAGCTTTTGATAATGAATCATAAACTTCTAATACTGAACCTGCAAGACCTGTGATACCACCGTCTTCGTCAATTACAACTACATGTAATTCATCACCTGAACCGTTTCTGTCTGAAACATAAGGTGAAGTTCCTGGTGCAGCTGCAACTAAATCGTAATATTGCCATCGTCTTCTAACAGCATTGCCGTTAGAAACAGCAGTATGTAAACCACCAACACCTGATGGGTGTCTTACGATAGTTAATGTTGTACTTGCGATATTTGTTATTCTGTATTCGTATCCGCCTGTTTCAGCAAAATTTACGATATCTCCTACTGATAAACCAGTAGCAGATGCAACATCAATTGTTGTATCCCCTACAGCTGCATTTGATGATGCAATTGTAGTTTTTGATGTTTCTTCATAAACTGTTGATGAAGCACAAACTGAAACTTTAATGTTATTACCCCAAACACCAGCTGTTCTTGCAGCCCAAAGTCCTATTGAAGCTGATCCATCGCTGTGATTGTCTTGGTAGTCTGTTGTATTTTTTACTAATAAACCACTGCCGTTAGCAGTTGCGTTTAATAATCCTGTACCTGTTGCACGTACAACTCTTAGTGTATTTCCGTACTGTAAAAAATTAGCAGCACTAAAAAAATACTCAAAGTTTGTTGAATCAGGTTTACCAAATGTTTCAACTAAATTTTTTTCTGAAGAAATTGACACAATTTCGTCAACAGGTCCTTGTGAAAAATCTCCAGCGATCGCAGCTATAGATGTTGCGACAGCGGGTATTACATTTGTTAAATCTTTTTCTTGTACGACAACACCTGGTGAAACTTGAAATGCCATATATGTTGTTCTCCTCTTATTAGCTAATAAGTATCATTAATCTCGTTTATATTTATGATAATTAAAATCTTTACAGGACATCACCTTTTCTTATAGTTACGGGTGTCCATGTTTCACCAGAGTCATCCTGAAAACTATCATCTTCTAAACCATCATTTAAAAACCCAAAAGGTGCCATATCCTGTTCTATTGCATTTTGTTGTTCTTCATACATTCTGGCACGCACATCTTGGTCTGTCATTTCTTTAAAATATCTTTGATTAGTTATCCATGCAAATATAACACAACACATAACTAAATCATCATTTGAACCTTCTTCAGCCTGCCAACTACTACCTCGTCTAACAAATGTTGATAATTCTTGTATAGTGTGGAAATCTGATATAAGAATTTTGTCTGCCTCAAGTAAAGATTTTAAATTAGAACATCCTATACGTTTTACCTGTTTAGTCATACGAACACCTAATTGTGTTCCTCTTTTTGAAAAACCTCCACCTAGTATTTGTCCTGCTCTACCTTTCATCATACACATCAAAAGATTTGTGTACTCCAATTCAAATTGTAAAGCATCAGCTATTTGATGGCCTAGATCATTTACTTCAATACAAATGTTGGCATTGTTATACTGTTTAGCAACCTTTTCAATTGTATGGGGAAATAAAATAGGTTTAATCTCGTTGTCTCTAAATTTTGCTACCATTTTGTATGGCATTTGCGATACATCAAATACAACAAACGCTGAATAATCTCTTATAGTTCCTCTGGCTACATCAACTGTCATTACATAATCTTTACCTTTTTCTGGTCTAACATACATATCTAAACCTGCGTTAGATATTATAGGAGTATTATGGGATAACATTCTTAATTTAGAAGGATTAATTAATGTGTCAACTGAACCTACAAACTCACATTCAAACTCTGTAGCAAACTGTGCTTCACTAGTATTTCTTATAGTTTCTTCTTTCCATTTTTCATCTCTTCCTGGAACCTCAGACCAATGAACTTCAGTTGGTATATAATCATTTCTCTTATGTATTGCATCATTCCACAACTTATAAAACATATTCATACCATGAGGTGTAGAAACAATCATAACCTTAGATTTTTTACCAGATGAAATTGTAGGATATACTGAACTAAAAAACTGTTCAGATATATTGTTCGGTATAAAAGCAAACTCGTCAAGGAATATAATGTTAAATGAACCACCCCTAATTGCACTTGAAGATGTTGCGGCCGCAAGAATTTTACTGCCGTTTTCTAATTCTAAAGAACCTTTGTTCCAGTTTAGTACACCTTGTTGTAACCATTTAGGTAAGTTTTCATATGCAAGTTGTAATCTACCTAATAAATCTCTAGCAGTAGAACTTTTGTTTGCAAGTATGGCAACGTTTATATTGTCATTGAATATAACTTGATGTAACAGATATGCGATAATAGTAGTTGATTTGCCAGACTGTCTAGGTAGTTTACATATAGAAAACCTATTATTATGAAAAGTGTCTACCATACGTTCCTGAAACTTGTACATATTAAAAGGTACCAGTCCATCATCTATGTTTACAATTCTTGTATAGGTTTTAATAAAGTGTATAGGATCATCCATACACTTAGCAATCTCTACTACTTGATCTTCGGTATATTCTTGTTTCTGATTTGCTTTATAGAGATTTGGATTACCTAAGTAAGCATCATTCATTTATTATTATTCCTTCTATTGCGTCATAGTTATTTTCTAACGCATAAGTTATTCTGCTACTACCTTTTTTAACAGAATACCTCTTTTCTATATATGTTACTCCTCCAGCACCTCTTCTAGGTATAGGACTTATATCATGTTTTAAAACTTCAATAGGGTCGTTCATACCATCACTCATCCATGTGTTTCTTTCTTCAATAGGTAATGTATTAGGATAAGGATTTTTTTTAATATACTTTAAATCACTAATCAGAAACGTTTGTTTCTTTGGGTGTGATGTTTTTGCTTTCAAAATTTTTGTCTTCTTCACTTTGAACATCCTTATTTTTATTTTTTAACATCTTATGTAACTCAGCTGATGAGCCTACAAACAATGCTTGTTTAATATTAGTATTACTTGTTGTATTGGGCACATCTTTAAGTGTTTTAAGTTTACCTTGTAAGTCTTGTAGTTTATCTACAGTATCAGCAACTTGTTTAATTAAGTTACCTGCAACTTCATAAGCACGAGGATGTTGACTTTCATTTGCAATATCAAGTATACCTTGTATTGCATCTTGGCCCCTTTCAATTAAATTGTAATAGTTTTCTCTACTGTATTTGTAATCATTATCTACATCCTCTTTTTCCTTATCTTCTATTCTAGGAACAGGTGGACTATATTCTTTTTTGATTATAGATTTTGAAGCAGGTTTTTGCTCAGTAGAGATACCAAGAGCTTCATTTATTTTGTCGTCTATTGTCATAATTATATATCACTATCTGTTGATGGATCATAGTTTTTAGAATCCGTAAAGTTTGTTATAGTTGTTGTAAACCCAAAGTCATCATTTGCATCTGCTGATGTTGGATTAGGAACTACTACAATTCGTTCTTCTCTTTTACTTGTAGTATCAGTATCAGTATATAAATCTGCTTGTGTTTCTTTAATAACTTTTTGTGAATAGATAGGACCATACAAATAAGTTTTTGCTGTAAATCCCAATGTATAGTTTACTGCACGTCTTGTGGTAAAACTACCATCGTAACTATCTTCATAGTTTACACTATTTAATGTAATTGGTACATCTCTTTTAATTCCCATATCAGGTATTGCATTGATAGTTACTGTATAGTCTGGTTGAAAATAAGGAAGTATTTGCTCAACTATCTGTAACCCACCTTCAGCTGTAGCAGTAAATGCATATAAATTAAAACTTATATTATAGGGCACAGGATTGTATTGATAGTACATTTTATCTGCACTTGAAGTATTGACGGCCTTAAATTTACCAACTCTTTGCAATTTACGAGATGCATCATAATTAATACCTGAGATTTCGAAACCCATCCTAGGCAATGTAATTGCCATTTCTCTTTTTGATAAATCAGGTTGTTGATTTAATCTTGTTAAAAACTTTTCTTTAGGAGAATATGCAAGAGGTACTTTTATTTTTTGAATAACAGCTCCATCACTATTTGTTCTATGAATAATAATGTTATTAAATACTGTACCAAATGCAACAACCACTTTTCTTAACGACTCGTGGTAAAATCTTTTTCCAAACATTAAATACCATCCTCATCTACTTCACCAAAAGGATTTCTTTCAGTAAAATCTAATATATCATCTGCTGTACTTTCAGTATCAAAACCTGCATCTGTTTCAAATGTAGCATTATCAGCATAATCTCTTGTTTGAGTTGCCAAATTAAAATCATCAGTTTCTAATTTAACAAAATCATATTTATCTAATACAGTATCACTAGTCTCAAGTAATAAACTACCGTCACCTGTCTCTAAAGTTATTTGATGTTGTAGTTGATCTATCGATAAAGCTGTTTCGGCATCCTGAATATCAGCGTTACCAGTATTAAATTGTTCCGAGCTGTACTCAAATTTAGTTGCTTTTAATTTATAAACAGGTAACTGTCCTAGTTGAAAAAATGGTTCCTGATCTTCTACAAATTGTATTTCAAAAAATGAATTCATTAAAGGAACATAAATTAAGTCACCTTCGTTTGGTCTACCGTCTGCGATTAACGTATGAACTGAATCAACTTGATCTTCCCAACGCCTTTTTGAAATTACAAATGTGGTATCATCTCTAATTTCTAAACCAAATTTAGATACTAATTCTTGTTCACCTGCAAAACCTTCAGTTGTTTCAATATACATTTCAAGTAAGTATGAGTCGTCAAATTTAGACAATACATCTTCACCTAAAACTAAATCTTGGTTTACTAGTGTTCTTGGTAAATAGTAACAATCTTGTCCATATATTTTTAAACCTTCTATAATTAAATCTTCATGCAATCTTTTTTCAGAATCACTTCCGATTCCATTGCCGCCTTGAAAATGATGATTAACAGCCATTTGATTATCCTATCATATAGGTTATAGGTGTTTCGTATGTGCCTCGTATTTCTTCTTCTAATTTTCTTATATCCTCAAGTGCTTCTGAATATATTTGTTGACCATTAAGTGTGACACCACCTAACATTGCAACACCATTAAATTTTGATAAGTTTGCACCCCATTGTCTTTTAAATAAAGCTGTTGTATATCTTTTTAAATATATGTCGTTATAAACATCTGTCATAACGGTAGGATCTAATTTTCTAAAACATTCAATTACAAGATATTCTCCCACGGTTATATCGTTTTTCCAATCCATATCTACATACAATCTATTATTATATTGATTAAATCTTACAGGTTTTTCTCCAACTAAAATATGATCTAAAAAATCTAAATGTCTTAACACCATATCATAATTTATTATTGATGTTGAAGAAAAATCATATAAATCATTTAATCTTAACTGATATCTAACATCAAACATATTTTGATTACCTCTATTTGAAAGAGGAAATATTCGTGTTACTGCTAACACAGACTCTGGCACAACTATGAAGTTATTTTGTTCAGACCATGCAGTAGTAACTGAATTTTTTGTAACCGATTGTGAAGTGTCTCCATCAGGAGATTTAATTCTATCTTTATCTGCTTGTGTTACCTGATATTTTAGATACGTTCTTTCAACACCATCATAGTGATATTGAGCGAAATATTGTAATGCTTCGTCAAGTCTGTCCTCTAATTGATCATCATCTACATTAATTTCAATTACGGGTTTACCTAACGTTCTTAAAGCATACTGTTTTAATTGATCTCTTGTTGCTGGTGTTGCCATATAATACCTCTCGTACTATTTATAAGAGTATTATATTAGAATTTGTATCAGTTTTTACTTATTATTTAATTTTAAATAATCGTATAGATTACCTTGAAATGTCCAATCACCTATGTGTGATATATTTGCGTTTGCGACAGCCCAAATCTTACCACCTGTCTTTGTCCATAGTCTGGAAAAACCAAAATCTTCACCATAATATTTACCTTCTTTAGTATCAAAATAACAATCAAAAAAGTTATAATTATATTTTGTTTTTCTATCTCCAGGTGGTATGCCTTCATTAATTTTTAACTTAGGATACTTTTTAATCATTTTATGAAATACTGATCTTTTTAAAAGTAAACAACCTGTAGCTGCATGTGTTATTTCTAATAAACCATCTTTTTGTATTTGTGATTTTGGATCACCTTTAAACGGATAAACGTATGCTGCCTGTTCCAAGTCTCTTACATTTTCTATTTTTTCTTCCAACAATGCATCATATAATTGATGCCAATTAATATTTTTTTTAGGATACACACCACAAACAACATCTTTATCGTAATCTAACATTCTTTGAACTAAACTTGGAAAAAAATGTACATCAGAGTCAACAAAAAACAAATGTGTAAATTTTTCGTCTGACTCTAAAAAATGAGCAACAATATTGTTTCTATTTGTTGTAATTAAAGAATTTTGTACATACCATACATCAAAAGGTATATCATTTTTTATACAATACTCTTGTAGCTTTAGTAATGCACTAGTTGTATTAAAATTAACGCCACTATGAACGGGTAGTCCGATCAAAATACCAGGTTTTTTATTTTTCATTTTTTAATTTTTTAAACACCTTTCTCCATTCGTGTACTCTATAACTCCAAGAATAATATGTATTAAAGTATTTTTGTTGAACTTTTAAAAGGTCATTATATTCACCTTTTTTGTAATTATTCATACACTCATTTAAAGTTAGTGTATAGTTATCAGCGAGTTGTTGTAAATTGGGTTGATAAGGTTCGTATGTTGCAAATCCTGTTGCTGTTTCAGGCAACACACCATAGTTTGTAGTTACCATATAACATCCTGCTGACATGGCTTCTATAACAGATATACAAGATGTTTCTTCAAATATGTTTGGATAAGCCATTATATCTGCTTCAGAAACTGCTTTTCTTATTTGTTGGTTTGTAGCATAACCTTTGTAATTTATATTTTTTGTATTTCTACATTCATCAAATAATTTTTCATATAATTTGTTTTCAGAATTATAAAAACCATCGCCATATATTATAGTAGATGAATAAATATCTATCTCAAAATCATCTCTAATTTCATTTAATTGTTTAATACTTTCAATTAAAACATTTAAACCTCTCCAAGGTGTAGAAGTGTATATAAGTTTTAATTTTTTCTTGTTTCTTTTTGTTTTTAATTTAAAAGGAGTTGTTGCATTTCTTAAAATAACTGAACGTTCTTCAGGTACATTAAAATACTTTCTAAACTTTTCAAACTGCCAATGACTCACAAAAGCAAAACAATCAATTGAATTAACAAAATCTTTGTTTGTCATATTTTGTACATTTGTCTGATCATAACTTAATTGTTGCCAAAGAATATTAATTTTATTTTTTTGTATATTTTCAAAATGACAATTTGAACAAATAACATTAAAATCATTTAACTCACTTTTTGTAAACTGTGATACTAGTTTATTATATGTGATTTCTGATCCGCCAGTTGGTTTCATTTGTTATATACCATTGCATGTTTTTTTTCAAAAGTTGTATTATAATGTTCATCAAATCTTCCTGATGTTGTCACAAAATCTGTAAACCCTCTATTTTTTAGATATGATACAACCTGTGAATGGTCGTAAACATCTATATCGTCAAAAATAAAATAAGTTTGATCTGCAACTCTTTTTGTAAAAAACTCAACAGCCTTCATTACAGATTTCAAATCATGTTGACCATCAAAATGTACTAACTCATATTGATTTATAAGTTTTTCTTTATCTTCATAGATCGGATAACCATTTTTAAATGCCTTAAAATAAAATGTATCTGTCATAGGCACAAAGTTATATTCTTCATACTTTGTTGTGAGAGTAACAAGTGTTTCTCTTTTCATTTGAGTATTATAGTCCAATACTTCTTTATTTTTTTCTGTGAGTGAATATGGTAATGAACCATAAGGATCAATACCTATGTGAATTAAATCTATATCTGAATGTATATCTCTATAAGAGTCAATAATTGTAGCTGATCCTAGACCTCTACGTACTCCTATTTCTAAACTAACCCCTATAGGATTTTTAAGACTTGAAATACAATTATTAAATATTTCATAACCTGAACTGTCGCCTTCAATTTTCATAATACTATTTAGGGTGCCTAATAAAAGGCACCCACATTTTTTATTAAATTAATCTAATAAATCAGGCCATTGTGTAAGAGCAGATGCTCTTGCATTGGTAACAGCCGATTGTTGATCTGAAGTTAATTGTGACCAATTACCCGCAGCTTTAACTTTACCGTCAATTCTTTTAACAGCAATTTTTGCTTGGGACTTTGCGTCACCTCTTGTATTGTTAGTAACTGAGTCATTTATTCTTGCAACAACCCGACTTCCTGTAAATATTTGTGCCATATTTTTTTCCTTTTTTGTTCAATTGAGGTAGAACTTCCTTAACTAATTAATTAATTATTTTTTCTCGTTCTATTTGATTAAAACGATTAACCATATTTATACTTTCTAGTCTGTCTATAAAAGTCCAATTATGATTAAAGTATTTATACTTTTCAATTATACTTTCAGGCACATACTTTGAAAAATGATAATCATCTCTTTTTATACCGTCTGTTTTAATTGTATGTAAATCATCACCATAAACTTTATCATTATACCTTACATTATTAGTTTTAAATTGTTGTAATTTATCAAAGTTGTGTTTGAATTTAGGTATTTCTAAAAAATCATAAACTTTTTCAATTGTTTCTTTTGTATTATATGTAAGGTCATCAAAATGTACAGGCAAAATATATTCCATTAAATCAGATGACATTAAATTTCTTGTAAGTATATAACCTGCACCACAATTTGATTTTTCTGGATGTAATAATTGTTCAGCCTTTTGTTCTCTTGTAGGTGAGTTTTTAAACATATCTCTTGGTTCACCTTTTAATTCTCCTGCTTCTCCCCATTTTATAAAAGAAGCAACAACTTCTAAAATAGGTCTTAACAACATAACTATTTTTGTCTTTGGAAAAATATCATTATTTTGTATTGCCTTTACCTGTTCAGGTGTTATAGGCGTTCTTTCTATAATATATTTTTGTTTCCAATCTTTAAAATAACTTGGATAAAAACTATTTGCAAGATTATTAAAAGAATCTTCATCAGGAAAATTTAAGTACGTACCATTTTGTAAACGAATATTTAAAACTTGAACATAAGAAGAAAATACCCAACTATTTCCAGTTACAGCTACATCAGGATTTTGACTCATTAATGAACCAAATAAGGTGTTTCCAGCTCTAGGTAGGCCTGCCACGAAATAGTGTTTTTTCATGGTATTATTTTTTTTTTGAAATTTTAGGTTTTTTATTTTTGTTTGGTTTTCCTAATATAACATTACTTGGCGTCTGAATCGCTTCAGCTGTAGATCCCTTTTCTAAATTTGCAACACTTTCTCTTAATATTTTTGTAAAGTGTTCTTCAATAATAAAAGTACCAGTATGTAATTTAGCATATTCATCTCTTTTAGCAAAATTTTGTCTAATTTGAGCAAGTGCTTCATTACCTTTTTCGTCTATTTTTGTTTCGTCATATTCCTTACCATCTAATGTGAAAGCCATAATTTATCTCCTATTTTTGTGTTTCTATATATGCTCTAAAAACTTCATTTGGATCAACCATAATATTTCTAGGATCACTAGGTACATGATTTTGTTCAACCCATCTTCCTTTTTTCATATGATAGTGAAGATTTTTATTTTCTTCATAACCAAATTGTGTCCATCTTGTATTACCCCATATAACAACTCCAGCATTTTCTGTTGAAGCTGCAAAGTGTTGTAAACAAGAATCTATTGCAATAAATCCTTTTGATTTTTTTAATAATTCATGCATGTAAATCCAATGCTTATCTAACTTGATAGTGTCAGGATAAGCAGGTTCATTTGTAGGTGTTACATCAATTATTGTTAAATTTTTGTATCGACCTTTAATTAATCTTATTACTTCACTTGCTAAGTAATGTGGATAGTTTCGACCTGGATTTGAACTTACGTATTGATTTTGTACATTTTGTTCAACAACTGCTTGACCACCTGAAAGTTGTACTAAAACAAAATCTTTAATTTTATTTTCTTCTAACCATTTATTTGTTTCGTCAGTATATTGATCTGTAAAAAGTTTAGGTTTCATATTTTTATTATATTTAACACCAAAATGATTACAGTATGATTCAATAATATGTTGTTCACCAAATTGAAAGTTTGATTTATATGGTTCGCAATAGAAAATGTTATCTGACTTCATTATTCTGTCATCATTTAAATCAATACTTTTTTGATCAAACACCATACTTACATCTGGATTGCCACCAAATGCATGAAAATATGGAGTTAAAACTTGTATGCCTTGACCTGATTTTTTAACTAACTCTGGAATTAGAGCAGAAAATGTAGAACATTTACCAATACCACCTTCAATAATATAAGTGTTCAGTTGTTTCATAATTTTTCATTACCTTTTGTTATTATTTAGTGAAGTGAGCGATTTCTCGCTCACTTCTTAATTTTATTTATATACTTGGTATTAAACGATTTCAGTTAAATTAAATTTAAACTTCTTACCGTTATTGTTGTTGATGATATACAACACATCAGCACCCTCTTGGAGTGTCCAATTACCTGTTGTACCATCTACATCATTACCACCCGATTTGCCTTCATTACTTAAATGTAAGTCGGTAGTGTATACGTTGTTCCATCTTAATGATGTTGTCCCTAAGTCTTGGGCAGCATCTGTGAACGGAACCACATTACCATTTGTTCTTACAGTGGATACACTAGAGTTACCAAGTGTTACCTCATTACTAGCGCCGTGAGAAGTAGGTTCTGCACGATAACCAATCAATGTGTTGTTTGAACCAGTAAAGGTAGCATTTGAACTTGTAGCTTCCCATAATGCCTTTGTACCAATAATTGTATTATTTGTTCCACTTGCATTAGCATTAAATGCCTGGTGTCCAAGAGCAACGTTATAGTTACCATGTGTTTGGAAACTAGCAGCTTCATAACCGATAATAGTATTTTTCTGACCAGTTACGTTTTTAGAAGCAGCTTGGAAACCAACAATTGTATTACCAATAGCAATAGTTTGATCACATGCAGCGTTATATCCAATCGTAACGTTTCTTCTACCTGTTGTGTTGTTCTTTATAGCACAAGTACCAATAGCAATGTTTTGAACGCCAATTGTATTAGCGTTTAATGCTTGATAACCTATAGCTACGTTATCATTACCTGTTGTGGTATTTCTCAGTGCGAAACCACCAACAGCAACATTTTTAGCCGCAGATGATGTACATTGCATTGATAAATGACCAATAGCAACGTTTTCAGTACCAGCTTGTATATTGTACATAGTCATACGACCAATAGCAATATTTTCACTACCTGTATTGTTACTTCCAAGTCTCATAGCAGAAGCACCAATAGCAACGTTTCCATTACCACCTTTGATAGACATACCTGCCTGATAACCGATGGCAACTGTACATTTACCAGTTACATTTGACCTCATTGCTGCATCACCTATAGCAACGTTTCTACAACCTGATGTATTAGAACATAAAACCGAATCACCAAGAGCTATATTTTCTTTACCGTTTTGATTGCTTTTCAAAGCATATCTACCAACAGCTGTATTAGCACTTCCAGTTGTGTTGCATGACAACGCCTTATGACCAATAGCAGTATTGCTTTGACCTGTCGTAGTGTTAGTTAAAGCCATATGCCCAATTGCAAAAGAATGAGAACCACAAGAAACTGAGTGTGCCGCTTTGAAACCTATAGCGACATTGTAGTTGTTTGTAGTCATAGTTTTTAATGCATAAGAACCGATTGCAATAGAACATCCACTAGTAGTTAATCCACAAGCAGATTTAAAACCAATTACAATATTATGTTTACCAGATGTAGCATTAAAAGCTGAATTATAACCAATTGCTACGTTACCACAACCTGTAGTATTTTTCTGTAAAGACCTATAACCTACAGCAACGTTTTTCTGACCACCTGTAATTAATGATAAAGCGCCTTTACCTACAGCAACGTTTCTAGTACCTGATACATTACTTGACATGGTTCCATTACCTATAGCAACGTTCTCTGTTCCTATTGTGTTGTCCTTCATTGCGCTTTTACCTATAACAGTATTTTCTCCACCTGTAGTATTAGCACATAATGTACAAGAACCTATAGCAATGTTATTATTACCAGTAGTAACTGCCGCTAAAGCATTAGTACCAATAGCAACGTTATTTGTACCAGTTACATTTGGAGCTGTTGTACCATCACCAGCAACCATGTTACTGTTTGAGTCTGCTGCAAATCCACCTCTATCACAAGCAACGAAACCTGTTCCGTCAAAAGCAATAGTTTGACCAGATGTAGCACCTAAACCAGGAACTCTTAACTTAGTTACATTAGCATCTCCTAATGTTACCTCATTTGTAGCCGTAGCACTTGAAGGTTCAGCATTGTATCCAATCGCTGTTAAGTTTGTACCTGTAGTGATAGTAGAACCAGTAGAATGACCAATAGCAGTGTTTTTAGCACCTGTTGTAATCTGATTTAAAGCACAAGAACCAATACCAATATTTTTGTCACCAATCGTGTTGTATCTCATTGCTTGATCACCAATAGCTATGTTATCATCACTATTAACACCATTCAAAGTTTGATTTCCTATAGCAACGTTTCTACTTGCAGTGTAACTGTACATCAAAGCAGACCTACCTATAGCAATATTACAACTACCTGAAGTATTATAAAACATTGCATTGTGACCAATAGCAGTATTATATACACCTGTTGTATTACTTTTTAAAACTCCTGCACCAATTGCAATTGTTTTATTAGCTTGTCCAAATCCTAAAGCTCGACTACCTA